TCAGACTTGATAAATTTCCCAGTACTGCCGGAATCGCTCCACTTAAAGCATTCGAGTTCAAATACAAACGTGTCAGACTTGATAAATTTCCCAGTGCTGCCGGAATTGATCCGCTTAAAGCCGAGCTATTAAAAATAAATTGTGTAATTGTTGTCCAATCATCACAGTGTACCAAGTGTTCCCGTGTTTTATCTGTCCTAAAGTTTTGTGTCCCAGGGTCAGCCCCAGAGTCAATGTGCCCGTCCGCCCATTCCCACAAAATTTCAGGCGATCCTGTGGCAACGAAACTCACATCTACCTCCGCCTCATCTGACTGAAACAGAATCGAATCGGCATATAATGTCGGATTTTTAGAGATCACAAGCTTTTCTAAACTCTGGCCTGTAGTAAGATTCACCGTAATGATGTTATTTGCCCAGGTGATGATCGAACTATCCTCAACGGCTTTGCCTTGTTCTCCTGAAATCCCAGTTCCTTCGACGGTAGCGAGATAACCATTTTCAAGTAACACTCCAAGGTTGACCCCGCGATACTTCAACACAGCATTCGAGAGACAATCCAAACTTTTCACGGCTGCTGTTTCGGTCGGTTGGACAGAGCCAGATTCCACATACCATTTCCCAACATACTCACCTGCCGTATATGTCCGAAAATCAGCAGGAATATTCTGCAATTGCTCATTGAAAATTAAATCAGAGGACCGTCTATTAAGAACAATAGGCGTATGAATTGCGGTGCGTTTTCGGAATTCCTGCCAGGCTTCCTCACGCTCAGAATCAGATAAAAGAGCATCATAGCCTTTTACACAGGCTACCCAACATGCTGCTGTAGGGTCAATTTCACAATCTGTTGAAAAGCTTATCCCTGCACTAAATTCGGCAATAATACATTGCCATTGTGAAAACACCACTGCATCCGTATCCTCGTTATTCACATAACATTCTGTGAGCCCTGACCCACTGACATCCCCTGCGCTAAGGGATAAAATAGCCACCCCATCGTCTAAAAGCAATGGTGTATTTGTTGTGGAGACAATATAAAGCACAATAGTTTTTAGCCCAGACAAGACTCCAAAAGCATTAAGTTCAGCCCCGATAGGAAAGTACGCCGCCATCCCTTTAACGGTTTGTCTCCCTAAAACATCCGTGTTAGTCGGCAATGTCCCACTCACCTGATCACGAAACGATCCTAACTGTGGGTCAAAATTAAAGACTAGGCTCATAAGAGTCCTCGGCTTGGAATTCCCGTAGTAGTGATAAATAAAAAACTGCCATACAAATATGATATATAGACACACAGATATGTCAAGTTTGCTTACTACTAGAGTTGACATGCATGATTTCATATAGTATAGTCATGTTGCAGAACATACAGGCTTACAGCAGCAAATTTAACAAATAGGAGACATAACATGAAAGCATACATCTATATCCTGCCACATATGCAGTTTTATGCAGGCACTTACAGTTTTGACGATAATGGAAAACACATATCCCTTAATCTGGTATCGCATGTCGGCCAAAATGATGCCCCAGATACGCCAATTTCGTATATTAAACCGTGTCCCAAACGAATATCAGATCGTACAAAACGGCAGTTTACACTCCGCACTCCAAACTTGAAATCGTTGAGTGCTGATGAGGCCATTAGGCTGCTTTTGTCACGCGGCAGAACGCTTGAAGAAGTCGAAGCGCACGAGGAAAAATATGGCTATGAGGTTATGCGTAAAAAAGACATTGGCGCCTATAAAGAAAAACATGCGCCGCGTATATTGGACGTTAAAGAAGCAGAGCCAGAATATACACCAAAGTCGGCATCCACACAACGACGCAAAAAGCCTATTGCACGCAAAAACAGTAAATAAAGATTAGGAGCTATATGGACACGAAACGCCACACATATAATCAGGCACGCACCTTGTCTTTTGCGCCATCTGGTATTCCAGATCATCGAGTCTCTGATATTCCTGAGTTTACTGAAACTCATGTTTCTTGGCCTACAATAAAAAGGCTTCTTCCGATAATTCGAGCGCTTAGTGAACTGCATAGTGACTTTGCAACTGTAAAGTCAAACATCATACGGTTGTGTAATACAGGGCATACATTTTCACTTGTATGCCCAACAAAAGATGACCTAAGAATGGCAGAAGAATCTCTCAACGAATTCACTGTTGATGTGCGAGCTCGAACTGGCGGTATAAACGGCGTCATTAATCAGCTTCTTTCGCAACTTGCTACAGACGGCGCAGTGTCGGCTGAGGCTGAGGCAGAATTTGAGACACTTCCTGGATTTGATGGGCCATTTCCAACACGCATTGCCGGAATTCATCAGGTCGATGTAAGAAGCCTTGAATTGCAATACTCTAAAAAATACTTTGGGTATCTTCCGTTCCAGAAGCAAAAAGGTGTCCGTGATCCTGTCATGTTGCCTGATAAAATGTATCATCTACAGGTTTTTAAGCCGTTGCCTGATCCGAATCCTCCGTATCCTGTGCCGCCAATGATCGCAGGACTATCAGAGGCACGACGCCAAAAGAACATGCTTCATAGTATTGATAGAGCTATGGAAAAAATTGGATTACTTGGCATTATGGATGCCACTATTGAGACTCCAGAACAAGGTGAGAATGAAGAGGACACAGATTACACTACCAGACTTAGAAGCATTCTTTCAAGTGTCGTAACCATGCTCGGAAAAAGTCTTTCTCAGGGCATTTACGCGCATTATGGGCAACTTGATTTTAAATTTACAAATTTTGGAGCTGAGTTCTCTAAAACACTCCCGTTGCTCGAACACGAACGCCAACGTATGGCGCAGTCTTTACAAAACGACTGGGCCTCAACCAGAGAGCAAAGCACATTCCTATCAATTGTCTATGAAAAGATTCTCAATGAGATGGTACATTATCAGCACCTCGTAACCGGACCTATCGAACAATGGACACGGCTGCACCTTGCACTGCAGGGTCTTGTTAGAGGGTTTACTGTGCTGACAACATCTTTGTCGCTCGATCAAGACTCAGTGCGCTATTGGGAGAATGAGCTTGTAAAAGGAGAAGTCGCCAAAAATCTTGTTGAATTAGGAGTGGATCCGTCTGAAGCTTTGCGTTACATTAATGTAAATGTTGGCATGGGTGCTGACAATCAGCACGAACCAGACAATGGCGGAACACAGGAAAAAGTAAAAGACGCAGTTATGTCGTCATTGCGTCCATATAGCACGATTTACAACAGACTGCACCAGGGCATTTTTAGGTTTTCTCTACACAACAAGCACGGACGACACTACACTCTCGAAAAAATTCACAATTTCGCCATATCTGATGTATGAGACGAGATGCGTTTAACCATGAGATCGTAATGCTCCCAACGGAGCCGGTTTGGGACATTACGGTTATTGCAAAACAGATATTTGACATTACACAAATCACGCTATGCCCATATCATCAGCCATCGGATGACAGCAAAACGCATTTTGCACATTTTTTTATAGATGACAAACATTTTTCCGGGATGTGGGCTGATCCGATTAACGCACTGACAAGGATCAGACGATTTAAAGGGGCGCTGAGTCCGGATTTTTCAACGCCGTGGGATTGGCCGTTAGTGGATCAGTTGTTTAATGTCCGCAGAAACAGGTTTTTCGGAGCATTTTGGCAATTCCATGAAATTCCCGTAATTCCGACAGTGTCCTGGGCAATGAACGTAGTTATGATTTTTGCTTTCTTGGAATTGAGGTAGGATCAACTGTTGCAATTTCGTCACTTGGTGTGGGCAAAAATGCGTGTTTCATGCAGTTGTTTTTGCAAGGGTTTTATGAAATGCTTCATAGGATCCGCCCTGACGCTGTCTTGTATTATGGTCCTCAAGTCAAAGGACTGGAAAAGACAACATGCCCGATAGTCTTTTCCAAGACCTTTAATCAAAAATGGCAATCCGCGCACATAGAAAACGAGGTGCAGCAACCAGAAGAGAATCGCTTTCTTCAGGCATCCGTGGCATAACAACGGCTGCTGTGGAGACAGGAGTCGCCATTGCTGTCTCTGCCTTCCCACACGTCATGAAACAGGGGAGTCTGTACTATGCTACGAACAGAACTGGCGCAATTATACTCAATGCAAACACGCCGATCGGAGAGCAATCAATCTGTGAACTCAGTCAAGCTCCGTGTGTTATAGGGGGACTGGATCGTCATTATCATCTACTCACAACACACCAAGCACTTTCAAAGGTTGCACGTGTTGTGTCGCTGTACGAGCAACCAATTGAATTTCAGCATGTAACCTATACCGGCATTGCCAGATTTTCTATTCCATACACACGCGAAATAAAAAAATTCACAGACAACGGCAACATAAAAACCATGTCATTACTAAATCGTTGTCAATATCCAAAAGATCATGCTGCACGATTTCAGCAAAGTTCAGGACTTGTTGCTGAACAGCTACATGGTAAGAGTCACTTCATGCCGTGGGGCGTTATGCACACACTTTAATATGGGCATTGTCTCAGAATATACAAAACAGCGCGTAGCTGAACTTTCCAGAAAGAAGAGCAGAGGTTTCAAAGATGTTCAGTCGCTTATTGCCGCACGAAAACAACAGCAAGCAGAGCGACTAGGAAAACTTGGTGCGCGGTTTCTCGATAGCATTATGCCGCGCACGACGCTTGAAGGATGGGGATATTCTGTTGACAAAAAAACATTCAGAGTGATATGGCAGCATACACGCTGGAATGAGCCAGTCACACAGGATCAAAAACAGAAGAAAAATGCACTGACCGGGGATCTGGTGCGTGTTCAAGACGTGATCCATTTTCTTGATGTCGGTACTGACGGTCATGAGCCTCTTAAGTCTGACTTTATGGAGTTTGTAGGGAAATATGAAAAAGAAGGCACTGGGAATACAATCACGAAGAAAGGGAAACTCGTGTGGAGAACACGGTTCGTGCGCGGTATTACCGCACATAACTTTTTCAAACGACTCAGTGCTTACTTGCGTCATCGTGGCGATTACAAGGTTGATTTTCAATCGCCGGTTAATGCTGAGTTAGAAAGTTTGATTTCTGGCAGAAGAAGACGGGGGTATACAAAATAATGGCAGCATCAGGAAGCGCAGACGTTCTCAAATTAACAGCCGTCGATGAAAAACAACTTGTCCGGGCATTTAATCAAATCACCGAGACAATGATGAAAATGCTCAAGCTACAAGAGAAGCTTGGGAGTGATTTTACTGGAATTAGCGGCGAAGCCAAAAAACTGACGGCTGCAATAGCTGGCCTAAATACCACACTTGGGCCATCGAGCGGAACTGCAAAGATTGTCAACAATCTCAAAGCCAGCATTTCACAAGTCGGAAGCCATTTTAAACAAGAGATTAACGCAGCGGTCCTGGAAGTCAATACAAACCTCCAAAAAACACAAAAACTCGTTGATAGCATTACGGCAAAAACAGGAGGCACACTTCCCACACCTTCACGCACCGGCAAGACAGCCGGGTTTACTGCTCCAGAGCGGCCAATAAAAATTGACGAAAGCACTTATGACCCTAGTGGAAGTCTGTTTGGGTCGCCAATCAGTAAATCAAGCAAAACCCCAAGCGGCGCATTAGCAGGCTCAATAGATAGTACAGCCGGTGTATCAAGAACCCAAACCGCTGCCGCAACAACATATACAAAAGTCAAAAAAGAAATTGTTGCTGCAACTGCCGCCAGCGGTGAACTCGCCAGAACTACCAGGGAGGTCTATAAAGAGGGTGTCGGCATTGTCAAAGTAACCGTCCAGGAAGTTGAAAACCTCAAGGCGATTAACAAGCAAGCGACTCGATGGCAGCGTACTAAAAGTTGGTTACACAACAAAATTAAAGCCATGTCTCATAGCACAACCCGGCTTGTTGGAGTGTGGAATACCTGGAACAAGGGTTTAATTTTTGCTGCACGTGTATTTCGACCGATCACCGAGTACATGGGGAAAATCCTTAATGTTGGTGGCGATTTCCAACAGGCCACGATGGAAATTAAGGAAATGCTTTTGGTGACGGCGACCGCTTCACAAGAAGCACAAACCTCAATTTCTTCTGTTATCGGAGAGGTAAAACGACAAGGCTCTATTACTGAGCACACATATCGGCAGATGGCAGAAGGCACACAGTCATACATCCAAATGGGATTTGATGCAGCAAAAATCACACAATCCCTCGGACAGATGGCTGACTTTGCAACATCCAGGCACTTAGAACTTAAAAAGGCCATCGACATTTCAGCCAATACAATGCGGCAGTTTGGCCTCGACACAAAAAACGCTGAACAATATTCACGCAACCTCATAAAGGTCCATGACGTTTTAAACCAAGCCCACCTGACAAGCGCCGCTTCCGTAACGGACATGGCGCAAGCTCTCAAATTCGTTGGGCCGGTTGCCAAAGAAGCCGGTTTTGATCTTGCGGATGTTGCTGCACACCTCGGAATTCTCGCAAACCAAAATATTCGCGCCGGACAAGCCGGTCGAATGTTGCGTTCTATTTACGCCCGGTTAAGTGCCGGTATCGGAAGTGTCAAAACCGGAATCCAGGAACTCAACCGTTACACAGGAACACATATTTCACTGACACGCAAGGAAACTGATGCATATGGGCGGACCATGACCTATCAGCGATCCGCAAAAGAATTGCTGGCTGATATTTCCGACGCATATAATCGTCTGTCAGCATCAGAGAAAAATAGGATTTCCAATAGTCTCGCCGGACTTCGCGCCATGACATCCATGAATGTCTTGATGACAGCGGGCGCAAAAAGAGCCGATGAAATGGCAGACAGTTACAGAAATGTTGAAGGAGTTACGGCGTCATTGACAGAACGGATTAGATCCACCTACAAAAACACCGTACAAATTGTTGCATCCGCCGCAGAAGCTATCCAAATCGCATTGTTTGACTTTATGGTTGAACCGATGACGCAGATCCGCAAAGAAACACATGGCGTGCTTATTGCCATTGGAGAGGGTCTGACAACAATGCGTGAGCAAATTGAGAAAAACGGCTTTAACCGCGAAACACTCCGCACTGGATTCCGTGATATTGTGCAGGCCGTTGGTCCTGAACTTTCAGAACTTATCGGAACAATTAAGGCCGCAGTATCGGATGCTGCAACATTTATCGGAGAGGCGATCACGGCAATCTTTGTAGAGCGTTTTACAGACACAGGCAATATGTACCTTCCTGGTATGCTGGCTGATTTACTTGGCATTGACGATCTAGGGGAAACGCTTCATTCAAAGTTAGTAAAAATTGCTGTTCCACTAGGGTATGAGTTTGGAAAAACGTTTATGCATGGCGTAGTAAACGTACTGTCAATTGGACTGCCGGCCGCACTTGGCGAGCTTGCAAAAGTACAGGGGCAAGAGCGTTCAGCAATATCGAGAGACGTTTATCAGGAGCGAATCCAACCAACGATCACAACTCCATTCAGGGCATTTTTTGACGATTCTTTTAGAAAAACCAGGGCTGATCAACTTACAAATGCACGTGAAGAGTTTATGAGACGTTCTCCAGAAGCACTGCGGGCACAAATTGCAGGAACAGGACCATTTACAGAAGAACTGCCTAAGTGGTCACGGAAAATTGCAGAAGATGTGCTTGCCAGCCTTGAAGGTGCTAAAAGCGGAAAGCCACTCATTGCAGAGATTAAACCAGAGGACATTGCATCACTCGCTGACGCTATGGTTGCACAGTCAGCGTTAACCGTTAGACAGCTTGGAACACTTCAGGGCGTTGATGAGACATTGTTACGTGAAGCTATAAATATAGTACGTGAACGACAAGGCGTCTCTACTGCAGCACCGGGGGCAGGGCCTAGTACAGGCGCAATTCTCATGGGTGGGCTTACCGCTGCTTATAAATCAGCAAAAGCCCATCTTGAAGGAGCCGCCCAGGAAGTTGGAAAGGGATTTGTTGAATCTGCACAACGAGAAGGCTCACTAAAAGCCCTTGGGAATATTATTGCTGAGCCAATCAGGGCCATTGAAGAAGCTCATATTGCTGCTGTAAAAGCTCAACAAGATCGTATTAAAGCGCAGCGCGTTCTTGAGATTGAAGGCGCCGTTGAAACCAATGAGCGTGCGCTGGAATGGCTCAAAACCGTGCAAGGAGTCGATAAGGCGACAAAAGAGGTTAGAGATACTACATTTGAAATTGCCAACATGGAACTCAAATCAGCCTTGCAAATTGCACAAGTCGGCACTGAAATGAAGAAGTGGTTGCTTGAGCCGGTCAACGAGTATCTTCAAAAAATCGCTCAAATACGTGATACGACATCAAGTGCAATTCTTTCAATCCGGCAGGGTCAAATCAAAACAGAACAGGAGTTCCTGGGTCTCTCCGATGAAGAGGTTAATAAACGACAGAAAGATGTCTTGAGTGATCGCATGCGTGAACTAGGGCGAGTGCTCGACCTCACACAGACCTCTTCGGAACGCGCATCAGTCCTTGAAAAACAAGCCGCTGTAATCAAAGATATGGCCTCATTAACCACATCAAAAGCAGAACAGGAAGCACTAATTCAGGGGCAATACATCCCCGCCATTGATCGTGCGGCAAGTGAGCGGCAGCGCAGTGGCGTAATTGAGGAAAAACGGGTAAAACTCCAGCGCGACCTCGATGAATCGACCTACTGGAATTTAAAATCACAATTATCTGCTGCTGAAACAGGGCAAGAACGACAGCCAATCTTACAAGAAATGTTGGCTATTGCAAAACGAGGCGGTGACGAGCGTGTTCTTGAATCACTTAAGTTGGAATCACAGCTTGGTGAAGCGACCCGCGAAGCCACCCGCGAACAAATTGCCGTCCAGCAAAAGCAATTAAGCATCCTGGAACTCATTGAGAAAAACACCAGACTGAACGCAGAAAAAGCCGGACTTGAGGGCAGCAGATCCACAGAAGAACTTGCTATGATTGGTGTCACAGATACAGGCGGACCTGTCAACAATCTCTCCCGATTAGGGCCAGTTGAACGCACCATCAGAGAAGACGGGATTCCGCTTTTTACTAACATTGTCGGACGGGCAAGCGAGTTTACCATTGGCTATGGAGAAAATGGCGTTCCGCTGCTCAGTAACGTACAGGAGTGAGATAATGGAGATTGTGTACCCCAAAGTTATAGAAGACTCGGATGTACATCTTATTCATGCTGTCATTAACAGGCACGTCCCTATCGGAAAAAAACGGCTGCTTTGGGAGATCAAGTACCCACTTGGAAAAATTGATCTATCGCACGACACGCACTCAAATTTCGAGATTACTTTATCCACAGTCGCCTATGTCCCGCCAGGACATACCGAGGAATACGGCGAAAAGATCGTCTCACAGTTTGTATTCCAATCCTTTCACGCGCTCTTACTTGGCAAAAAGAACATCGGAGGAATCTTATCACGACCATTACTTCAAATAGAATACAATAGACAGGTATTACTCTCAACACGACCATCAGGCAAAAAGTTTGACGAAGCGTTCAAACAGATTACGGCCAGCATCTTACAAGAATACCGTGATGGTGGATCGCAACTCAAAAAAGCCCATGTGCATGTTAGTGTCAGCAGTCAAGAATTGGCTCAGCGAAACCTCTGGGAAGCCGCAAAACGAAGACCATCAGAACCACACGGTCCAGCCATTTCAGAAGCACAACAGCAACGATTTTTGCGGGAGGCACGTGCATAAATGAAAGATCTCGCTCATCTCTCACACATCCGCAAGCATCTTGGAGCGCATGCCGCGATCACTGATAGAAACGAAGTGGTTGAAGTGAACACCGACACGATTAAAACAGGAATTAATGATGGTAAAGGCCATGTGTACGCCCCAGAAATTAAGACCGGAACCAGACTATTGCCAATTATGCCACAAAAAAACATTCAGCTACAGGCAGCACAACATAAAGTGGTAACTCCAGCGATACCGTCACAAGGCGAGCCTTATCTATTTCCACAAACATTTGACTTGTATGGATTCTACCAACACATTGACCACCCGAACCCGCAAATTGTCGGGGCACAAGAATTCTCTCAATCAACGACTATGAATAGTTACAATCATTGGGGAATGACCTATAATAGAGAGATGCAATATCTAGATCCAACCGGAAATTCAAATGTGTGGGGCATTACAAATTCAGACTATCAACAATGGATTTTAGATGAATGGCCTTCAGCCGTACTGACCATCATTGCCACAATGGTCAACGTTTCCTATAGTGTGCAAACAGACTGGCAAAGCTATGTCAACACAAAGCTTGCCGCATATCCAGCCTATATCTCGGATGTCTATGACGCAGGTTTTAGATATGTTAATTTAGGAGGGCCATCAACAATCAGGCTTGAGTTCCTAAATATGGTCCCAGAGGGGATGATTAGATCCTATATGACTGGTTGGTCACTTTTGGATCTTTTATCTGCTGGTGATGCGGCAGACCTGCTTGACAAGATCGAAGAATATTGGGAGTCTATAAATCCACCCTCAACATATCCACTTTCACACGGAGAATATAAATACTATGAGGATGTTCCGGACATGTCGGGTTGGAAATACTCAATGTCGCGGCTGTATAGACTCAATAGTGATGTTGTTTCGCCCATATATACAAACCTTCCTGATGTAAAAGTGGTCTATCTTGAACAAGAACAGGACTATACAGAAGCAGAAGAATGGCAAAATAGTGTGTGTGTAGTAGATGGCTCACGCCTGCATTACAATATTTCACCAAAAGGTGGCGAGGTTTTAGTACAGATACATCTTGGCTATGCTGACGATACATATGTTATTGACAATTGTGAAGCAGAGTCAAACGTAGGTACTATTCCAAACGAGTCAGATGCCACATTTGGTAAAAAGGAAACCTTTTCGATCACAGTCAACCCATTCGGCATAAAAATCACCATTGCAGATGATAATTATGGCACGTATAATAACTATGTTATCTTCGATGGACTTTTAATCAAACAATTCGATATGATCTCCTCATACATGACAGAAGGCGAATCTGCTGATTGGGAGGATAGTCCATCAGTCAGGTTCGATTACCCAAATTTTCCAAGTGGATGGCCTTCAGAAGAGGCGCAAGAAGAGTATGTCGAAGCCTTAAAGTTGCTCACGTTTCAACACACATTCTCAAAAAGAGAACATATCAGACGATGGATGACAGTATCAGAGGACGTATCAAAACACATTTTACACAACAACTATGCCTTATGTCATAAGGCCATTCGTATTAATTTTTCGGTTGCCACTAGCATGCCGGACGCATTCGATCCATTTGATTTTCAAAACCTGATTCCATGAAAACACGTATATTGTTGATTTGTTTGGTTCTTTTTATTGCAGGATGTGCAGTTGTCCCGTCCGCTAAATCGCCGTCTACAATTTCGCTCTATCTCCAGACGACAATTGCTTTCTTGAAAAACAACAAGGAAGAAAATATTGCCGGAATGCAGGCGCTCGAAGATCGGTATGGGGTACCAGTAGTTGAACCTGCAACCACATGGTTTCATGCGACAGAAGAGTTTGCGAAAGCTATGATCGATCTAAAAAATGCCATGCAACATTCACGCGCTATAATTAGCGACGATCTTTTTTACCAACAATTACTCGAGCTCGAACACATTTTCTATGGCGAAACCTTGCCCTAAACGCTGAAAAACCTATAAATGGACGCTGGAACTGCGCCCACATATCCTGGTCACAAACGACGTTAAGACGCAGATTACCGTTATTGCAAAAGGAACACGTTACGCCCGCATTGCTGCATCAAAGCTGCATGGAGATGAAGGCGCAACTGTGTGGCTGAATCCACGTCACACTACCGTTACGAAGGGCGCGGAGGTCTTGCAGTAGTAACTTCAATTTGACCGCAATACCGGCCGGTTTGTTCATAATTCTTCTCAGGATTGTCTGACAATGTTTCGAGGGTAAGCTGAAACAAACGTTCTTGCGGGAACACACGAAGACATCCGGGCCATAGTGAAGTCAACTCAAATGTCCATGAACCCGAAAACCCAGGATCCCTATATCCGGTATGTAGATGCTCAAGTCCGCCTCTGCCAGATGTGGATTTGAGAAACAATTTTGCAGCGCAATCTTTTGGAATGACCGTGATTTCTAATGAACGACACAAGACAAACGCATGTGGACTGATAACAAGCCCACTTAGTGGAATATAACGCTCATCACTCCATGAATACGTCTGTCCTGTTTTCACAGGGACTCGATATGTTGGACCAAGACGTAAATCAATACTGGCCGGATTCACTAAATGCTCATCATATGGCGTAACGCCACCATTTTCAGCCCAGATTTTAAGGTGCTTATCACAAAGAATCATGACATTTCTAAGCGCCTTGCATAATTACAGAGCATATTCACGGATGATTTTCAAATAATCACTTGGATCTCCGCCAATAACTTTTATAGGTTCGGTTCCACATAACCATATCGGAATATCTTTTAACCCCTTTTTATTCAATCGTCTCACAATGCAAGAGATACACAGAATCCCACCACCATCATGACATTCTGCCGGTTTTATAAGGTCCCAAATATTATCTGGAAGAGTTGTCTCTATCCAAGATATACCGCCATATTCAAGACCACAATCATAACATATTGTCTTTATGTTTTTTCTAGTACGTTGTTTTTGTTGCCTTACCCGTTCACTATGCAGGGCTGAAAGCACAAATTCAGCTCGATCTTTTGCGCTTATCGGCTCTTCTGGGTATGTTGAGATGACACACATCTCTGTGCCAGACGTGCGATCTATGATTTGAAATGTATCAGCATTAATTGATTCCAGTCCAAAAGTAGGAATAGGCTCAAAGTTCTTATCAAAACATTGTGCTATGCTCATATAGTCGCTCCTGTGTGGGTTATAACATGTATTAAATCACATAATGGTCATAATACTTGTCCATATACAAGCAAGGAACACTGTCTAATCTAGTGTGCTGCTACGCCAAAGGTACTAATTGGTGACAACGGATATTTTTTTACTCGGTTCGACACACACCTTAAAGGTACTTCAGTCTCTCTTGTCACTCGATGAAGGTTTTTTGTGCCGTCCCACCCGATCCCACTCTTTCAAGGATGGCTGCTTCTAGGCCAACCTACTGAGATGTCTTTGACAGTGCTCCTCACGCATGTAACATGCCGCTAAAAAGTTGTTCTTGAATAGCTTGACCTGATGGGCCAAGTGCTCTGGTCCATTCTTTTTGCGGATCTTTACCTTTTCTAACACACATGTCAATATAATATCCAGGAGGATGTAAAAGCCTGCTGTTTGCCTCGTTTTCAGCCCATTGACGAACTATATCAACAGATGGACGCGCAGAAGACGTTTCAAGCGCATATGTCCATTTTTTCCATAAGTAGTCATCCTGAGCGACACGCGACAACAAACGATCCCCTTCATTCAATGCCGCCTTTCCGCGCACGTCATCCCAGAGATTGGTTTTCTTTTTCTTCGAGTAATTAAGCAGATCAACGACGCTTTTATGCGGCAGCATCGGCGTATCATATGGAAAGTTTTCAAGCAACCTAAGCCCCTGGTACTCAAATGTTGTCGTATCTGACTGTGTCCCAAAAAACAGATCCTCCATTGTCAGACGCGGCTTTCCGAATGCACCGGTCTGAATTCCGGCCGCGACCGCAACCTGCTGCTTCAGAATGGATTCCCACTCACGATATTGGGCAAACAAATATCCTTCGATATATTCTTTATAGGTCAGCTTCTCAAAAATCTGTCGCGATGTGTACCCCAATGTAAACCAATATGTGCGGATCCTTGCATCATTTAAGACGGCGCTGTCTCGTCTCTTGATGCCTCGATTTGTCTGTGCTCCATGATGTACCGAAGCCATCTCCGATTCTTCGGAACCCTGCCCTCCACGACGCCCATAATTTCCCTCATGTTTCGGGCGAAAGGGTTTGTGACATCCTCCAGCGGCTTGAAGGCCCACACGTAAACAGCAGTCAACAGCACTTTTATTTGCGTCATCGGCAAAATTTCACGCATCTCTGTCCAGGGGCGCTCAAAAATAATCTGCGAAATCGGATCAAGGGTTGTGTCATCAGCATAAACAATCGATAATGGCACAGGAACGGTACGCTTGCAACGTCCACACGTGACCACTTCAGATGTTGTTAGCTCAATCGGATTATTCTTCGGCCACTTATCCAACGTCTTTTTAGCGTCTCCTAAACGCCGGGTAAATTCAGGAATTTGAAGCTCATGACTTCCTATCACACGCTGCTGATTCGTGTATGCGTCCTTAAAGTCAACCAGACCGACAACCTCTTCCTGTAGCTTCTTATCAAGTGCTACATATGCCAAGCCAGATAATCCTGCATATTTCTGAAGTTCAGCAAGCCGATCATTAATCATCTGATCGACATCATCAGAAGGCTGCAGACCTGAAATCTTCAACAGATTTGTAAGATTAAACTTCCCTTCCTCTACCCCACGCTGCATCTCTTCAATGCCAAGTGATAACGGCGGAATATTCCCGTCACCGTACAGCATACGTTCCAGCCTCTCCTTTTCAGCCACACATGAACATTGGCGCTTTGGGCTGATCAATTCAAGCACTTTCTCAAGATGTGTTTGCAGCGCAACCGACTCTCTAATTTTCGGAGATGTGATGTAGTTTTTTGTCAATTGAAGACCGGAATCATGCTCAACAATTTCGCCAGAATCCGGATCCGCTACCCGTTCAACTACTGACTGAAAAAGAAGAATCGGACGTGCATCATGCCGGATCATCTCGTCAGCAAGTACATCACTGCCATCTGTCAGTGTTGCAAGCTGTTCTTCTGTTAAAAGCATATCATACCTCATGTAGTGTTTTATGAACGCTTGTCACTATATGTTGTAGTATCGGCGTATGTCTTTGTGCCAACTTACAGCATAATAACAAATCATCCAAAAACTCACGTGTTGATAATAACGAACCACTACGAATGACTGAAATACGTCCACCACATTCTTTGACTATCCACTCGATAAGCTGAAATGCAACAAGCGATAGCCGATCCCTGTGCATTACAACCACCTCGTCAACAGACCCGCATAACGCCGCCATTAAAATCGTCTGTAAGCCCTCTCTGTTAAACAACAACCCGTTCCCAATATCTGTGATAAGTGTATGCTCAGGATAATGAGCAGACATGTACTCTGTTTGAAGCAGCAGAAGTTCATTGTAGGTTTCAGAACTTATCCGACAATAGCAAAACGATTCTTTTTGCGTGGCATGACACACCGAGTGCACATCATATAGCCGGTGATTTCCAGGCGTCCGGACATAATTAATCGTCCCGTTATTGGCCCAATTCCGCAACGTGTTTCTGTGAACACCAAGAATCGCAGCAGCAATTCGCGATGGAACAAATTTCATGTGTGGGATTTTGGAAGATATTGGTAGGATTTGTCAAGTTTTTTTAGGTGTGACATTCAAAATAGCCGGATTCATACTCCGGGATGCGGCGGCTACCGGTCAATACAATATTCTGATGTTCAAAGGTCTTGTTGACAAAATCCGCATAAGACGGATCTCCATCCAGACAAAAATCTCCCTCACCTCTGGCTGGAAATTCATCAAGAATAATTCCTCTAACCTCAGAATCATTCGCCAGATCAAGACTGACCACTTTTCTTTGAATAAAGCCTAATGATTGGATACGCTCGTACCCATTGTTTAACGGTGTACGAGCGTGTATCTGCACAGCCCCGAACACGCGGACTATTTTTGTAAGCATAGCTCTAGTCGTCTAAGAAGTTGACAATGGTCGTCGTATCTGTCGGTACAGCATCTTGAGACATGGCATAACTGCGTGCCCTGGTATGAAACGTTTCGGTATATGCCTCAAGCTCTGCATCAAGTGTGATCATATGGTCCTGAGCATCTGAATCGCTGGTGTCCTGGTACTCTTCCATAGCAAGCGTGTACGTGTGAAACTCTGTAAGTTGTCGTACTTCAGATACATCACGCAAGACTGTCAATGTGCCAGTCTCAATATCAAAGGTTCCATACCGTGTTGAAAACGTCAACACGCCGACAATACGACCAATGTCAGTATCTTCAAAGTCAGTCGGCAACGCGCCCATTCCATTGATTGACAGCGTGCGTGACAATCCCACAATCATCATGTAATCAGTCTTTACAAGACGATCTTCGGCAGGTGTCGTATTCGGGCTACGCGCAACCTTATGCTGACCGGCGATTTCCTCGGACTCATTCAGAGTGATGCCAGTTACCGCCTCAGATACCCCGCCAGCATTACACTCGATCCCATATGCATTATAGATGTCGCGCTCCAACGTGGATGTTTGGGCACCATCAAGATATAAGATGTAAGTTCCATCACACATCTTGATCCGCCTTTCTTCAAATGACCACGCCAACGTAATACTTTTTAATGGGCCTGGAATCCCAAATGGAACGTTAGTTAATGGCATAATATCCCCCTATTCCTGGACCACATTAAGGACAGCCGCAATCTTTTGCAAGGATCCTTTGATTACAAATAAAAGCACATCTAGGTCTCCTATCACTGGTGCATCAGGCATCGACGCAATCTCATCAAAACCTTTGGAAATATAGCCCATAATGACATCAACGTCGAACGCACCTTGGTCTTTTGCGGACTCAAGGGCCACCGTCAAAACGATTGACACCAGCGAGTCTATATCATCAAGAACTTTCCACGCTAAGACTTCTCTGATGCGATCCATGATCGCCTTAACATACTGCTGGATAGATCCGTCAGAAATGACAGACAAGTCATCATCATCTGCACCCGCTTTATCCGGGACAGTTTTATCTTCAAGGACTGTATCGTCTGTCTCATCTGGTGGCGACACATCATCCTCTTTATTAAGGCCAAACAACGAAGTCAACACCTCTTCGACCTGTTGACATACATCATCATCAACAGGAATTTGACGAATGCGCTCCATGCATGATGCCAAAATCAGCTTTTCTTTTTCTTTCACTGTGCCACTGCCAACCCATAACGGAAGCGTTCTAGCAAGTGACTTTGTTTGTGATTTCATAGCTTTCTCCTTTTAATCTGATTGAGTGACGTTTTGACAAAATTATATACATCCCCATAATAAAAGTCAACTATCCAAACGACACCATGATCATGGACAATCCCAGGAAGATGTTTTGTTAGTTCTGAAAAATCATCCAACCCTATTCCAAAAAGAGAAAACGGCGTAAATGGAATCTCTTGCTCGTATAATACCTCCAGCGTAATCCCACGGACATGAAATACCGTTGCCAGAATAGAAAGATAAAGACGAATAACACGTGAAGATGGAATGAACGGCGTAGCGGTATAGGTGAGATAGCGGTGCTTTGTCGGCTCGTGAAGCTTACTCATGTAGGCTGAAATATCTGATCTTTGCGGAAATGAGGCGATAAACTTGGTTGAACGCATGGCAAGCGTTTCTCGAAACCTTACCCGATCCTCGAGCTCTTCTTGGGACTCAAGCTCATACGCGAGGTCAAAAAACGTTCGCCGCGTAGCGCGGTTGTAAAACCTCCGTAAATACTTTTCACTAATACGGTGTTGCCGTGAAAAAATTTCATCAAACGTCCAGGCAATATGCCACTCTTCGACGTATTCCCCTTGTATTGCGTCCAATCCACGCAGCAATTGCAAGGCTTCACGTGTTTGATGAGCATACATTTTTGAAGTCCGCGCTGACCGGATGATCATGCGTTCACGAACACGCATGCCCCACGGCAACTCATCCATTATCAGGCGCATGTTGCGATTAAAAAAGAAGTTCGCAATATACAACTCATCATACCTGAAACGCTCATTCAAAAAAAGGGGGTGAACTTGACTTTTACATACGACTTGCTGCATACTATTATGGAAAATGCATCGCCAATGTTTCGATAATAGGGGCATATACGGTTTTGTAAAGGAGAATTATGATCTTTTTTAAAAACAACGGGGAACTTCAGGGAATCTCTTTCCTTGATAACTTTGATTTTTTGCGAACACAACAGACGCCTCCAACCAAAAAATCCCCGCCAACATTGACACAAGACAAGGAATATATCTATCCGGATTTCAGAGCACTCAGCAAGGGACTTGCTCGAAAACGCACTGCGAACGGAATGATTGTGCTCGATTTCTCAGAAGGCGACATTTTAGAAACCGCCGCCCCACTGTACCCTGGAGTTGGAATCTATCCAAACCACATGCACGACATTGAACGCTGGAAAGGGATCATCCTTTCGGCTGTGTGGTCAAATGAATCGACAGAAGATTTTCCGATTCCAGGCATAAATGTCAAAACAAAAATCTGGAAAGGTGTGGATCCACTCGGGCACGTGATTTGTCCGGATGACTATAAAACCACAAAAGGTATTATCGATGGCGTCATTACACGTGTCTCAACCGGCGTAGTACACGCATTTAAACAATCACATCCACTCCAGCCACATGAATTTTTCAGAGCTATGGGTACGGTCATTGACGGACAAGAGGTCCGTATGATCATTCAACGAATCTTGTCTATCGTCGAATTATCTCTGGTGCTTTTTGGGGCAGACGAGTATGCAAAACGACTTTCTTCAGAATTGCTTTCACACTCCATCAAACAAAAAGATATTTTGGCAAGTGTTTATGACAACCATATTGAAACCTATACACAACCACATCGGCGTTTTTGGAAACACTCACAGCACAGTTTTCTAAAAACACTTGCGGCTCCCAATAGCCCCAACATTGAAGACACGACAAAAAAAGACATGGGCAGTCTCGACACTGCCTTAGATTTTATGTGCCAAGAAAACCAAAAGCTTCACCAGGAAATCTCTGATTTACAGGAAAATGCTGATGAGTGCTTGGCACAAGCACTCACCAATAAAGACACAAGAATTAGCACACTCGAACAACGTGTATCACAACTGTCAACAAAAAACCAGTCATTATCAGACACCGTTGAGTCACAACAAGAAACGATGGCACAATTGGAAACACTGGCTGATTCAGGACGGGCATACCACAGGAAAATCCGTGAAAACGCCATTCATGCTTTTCGTCTCATGTGTGATTCACAAATTCACCAGATACCACATGACCAGCAGACTCAAACGATTCAACTCATCAAGACAGCGCCCATTGATATGGTCGAAAAAATGGGCATCACATTCACATCGAAGGCATTGACGGTAATTCCGAGAAATCGGGTGTCAAAGGCCATTGATCCATCACAACAACCTTCATTTTTTGAGATGTCCTCTGAGTACCGCAGAAACTTCGCCAGTCGGCTACCCAAAGGACAGTCTCATATGCTATTATGAGTACAATTGCCACTAAAAAACGATTCAACGGTCCAATTCGGCATAAAATGGCCGTTGCCAGTGGATATACTCCAACGGTCGGGGATCGCGTTGAGCTCACCTCTAACGATAATGAAGTTCAGGAAATTCCGGCTGCAACAAACTCAACCGGAAAATTCGTGGGAACGATCTTTCAACGCACCGCAGATGGAAGCGCAAGCTACTGTGTGGTTGAACTGATCTTTAATACCCTCATGAGCATTGCGTCTGCTGCCGCGATTTCAGCGCCAGCACGAGGATGTTTGAATGGTCAAAAGGTAAAAACGTATGTGTCCGGCTCGGACGATGCCCTTGATCACAATTGTACAATCTTTGAAGCAGCCACAGGAGCAGATGAGGATGTGATCGTCGGATTCTAGTGCTGAATCTTACGATTGACAAACCTACGCGACTGAAAAGGAGAATATCATGAAAGACATGTATCAATTGTATCGAGACGGGCTGATCGAGCCGCGTCATAATGTCGGACTGAAAGACCATGCTCCAGCGATCTATAAGGAACTCTACGAACTGCGCTCTACCGGCGTGGAAATTAGTCTGCCTGAGTTTCTGATCCTTTGGGGCAAACAAAAAGTGAAATCAGGACATCCTGTATCAGAGACTCTGAACGCCCAGGCTTTCCTGAGTTCCGAGTTTGACGATGAGAAAGTCACCATCGGAGAACTCACCAGTATTACTGATCAAAACTTGAAAGAAATCGAGATGGCCTTCCTGCATGATCTCGGCATTGGCGATCTCAAACGAGTCCGCATTGAAACCCTGATGGGTACCGAAGACATGGCCGGACTGCTCAACGAGCGCGTCCGTGAAGCCCTGATCGCCGGAATCTTCAGCGCACCGATTCATCAGGATCTTATCGCCACCGAAGGCAACGCACCAGCACGGGATGTCTCTATGCCAACTGTCGATTTAGACACCGGCAACCGTGCACAACGCACCGCCGAAGGGGAAACAATCCCGTTGGGAACCGCAACATTTACGGAACGTACTGTACGCGCCAAGAAATTCGGGCGTGCTATTGAAATTCCGTATGATATGATCTGGTTCGCAACCGTTGACATCCTGTCGCTCTTTATGGAGCGCATCGGATACAGCGTCGGGATGGAAGTTGACTCAGAATTCTGTGACGTGCTGATCAATGGTGATGATGCCGATACCAGTGTTATGGGCGCCGGGGTATTGGGGGTTGCAAATACCACCAGTAAACTCCAGTACACAGACCTCGTTCACTACTGGACCTGGATGGCCCAACGCGGCATCATTCTGAACACCCTGATCGGAAATACCTCACGCATCGAGCACATCATGGGTCTGCCAGAATTCAAAGATCGTCAGAATGTCGGTGATCCACTGGTGAAACTCAAAAAGAATAATCTGAATCTGCCCAGCGATGCCAACTTGTTCGTCAAGTCAACGCTGACAGATACCCAGATTATCGCACTTGATTCTGCCAGAGCAGCGGTCAAATTCAATGTAAGGCCGGTTTTGACAGAGTCACAAAAAAACATCGTTGGAGAAACTGAGGTGGCAAAAGTCTCATTCTACGCCATGATCGGAAACCTCTGGCGAGATGCTCGAATCGTGATCGATGAAGATCATAGCCGCTTATCGGAAAGTACGTATATGTTCACAAACTATACGTATTTGCAGCCGCTTGATCTGCCAGCATAGTAATACATGGAAGACTTTGGAGTCGTCCAACGTGTAACCGCAGGGGTGCTCTTTTCTAAGAGCACCCTTGCCTCCGATCAAACCGTCCAGTTCGCAGCCAGCACGGTCACGAAAATGTCCAGCGGACTGTATTTTATCGATCACGCCACCTTGTTGCATTGGGAACACTTTTTTCCAGGACTGGCCGCACGCTGGTACGATATGATCACACATCAACTGCGTATCACCGGAGAACTCTTGCGCATGCACACCAGAGCCACAGGTCCAGTCACGTTTCACATTCACGGCGTCGGGTATCCGAAAACCTTGTCACAGTATTACGCCAAAGCTCAAAAAACCTGGACACCACTCAATGTGCCGCTTGACGATATGCAATTACTGGCAATGGAGTTTTACGCCGCCAGAGAATATAGCGAACAACTCGGACGTGCAAAACTTCAATTTGCACACTACAGTAAACACCACGATCTTGTCTATGCGAACCCCATTGTCAAAGGGTCGATCAGTCTGGCCCTGATGATGCACGAACGTCAACGTACAACACCATGCTATCTGATCGAAAGCACTATGCTCTCAGTCTCAACACCATCCGAGAAACACCGGAAAGCGCCGAGCACTGACTGCCCATATGTGCTGACTAACTAATGGCAACTGTCGGACCCTGGGATACAGACGATCTGAAAGTCCTGTACCATCTGAGTGAGGCACAATTTCACCCACCAATGTCGGCGGTAAATTTTGAAAACCTGATGGTGTACCTGCTGAATGACATCGTCGTGGATATTAAATATTACGTCACGGAAGATGTCTATGACACCTATGCTACAGATGATGACTTTAAAACCAAACTACAACGCTGCATGGCCCTGTGCCTGATTAACGACATGTACCACCAACACGGCATGACCCTGTCAACAGGCGGGCAAATCTCATCAGAATCAATTCCGGATTTCGCCAGCGTCTCGTACCGCTACCCCACCATCGACACCAAACAAACCATGCTGAATAAAACCCGCCTGACTATCATTCTGGATTTGCTCGGACGCTATGTCCCAAGCGATGCACCAGTACAACCACCAAGCAGCAGCGCCCCTGTACATGGTGATTTTCTGTATTTTAACGAGGTTGAAGATCAACTCGATGTCGAACACGCCTATGAAGACTAAATCAACTACCGTCACCCCAAAACCAGATGTCAGAAACGCGAATACCGGCACAAAGGCCGGGCGTGAAATGCTCAAACACTCCGTAGAAAGCCTGGGATACGGGCGATCTATCCTCGTTGATAATGACAATAATATTATCGCCGGAAATAAAACCTTTAAAGAAGCCAACGAACAAGGCATCGAAACCGTGCGCGTGATCGAAACGGACGGCTCAGAACTGATCGCCGTCAAACGCACCGACCTGAATCTCTACGAAGATCCAAAAGCCAGAGAACTGGCCTTCGCAGATAACCGCACCGCCGAAACAAACCTGACATGGGATCCTACCATTATCACTGAAGACTTTCACGATCAACGCCTCGATATTGGCTGGATGTTCGAGCAAGAAATTAAACAATTCAAAAAAATGCAGGAACTCACAGATCGTCCGATCACGATGGATGAGCAACGAGAAACCCAAGTATTCACGATTGATTTTCCGGAATTCTCACACGGCGACATCATTACGTGTCTGTCACAAAAAGTCACGAAGCCCCATGTCCTCATCTATGGAGATGCAAGAGAGAAAGCAACCTATGATGCTCTGTTCGATGTGGCCGGCCATATCGACTGCACCATCACCAGCCCACCATATTCAAATCAACGCGAATATGACGGACTTACAGCCGATGATCTCACCCCGGAAAGCCTCGCACAGTTCCTCACACAGTTCCTCACACATACCGCCAAACATATCCCATACGCTGTCGTCAACCTCGGATTACAAATGAGACACGGTGAGGTGTTTGACTATTGGGAAGTCTATAAACAAGCCGCCAAACAATCAGGCTATAAACTCCTGGCATGGAACGTCTGGGATCGGTTGAAACCCGGCTCTATTAATGCACAAACAGCCCCAATGTTTCCCCTCGAACATGAGTGGATCTTTGTCTTCGGACATACACGTAAAGAAATCAACCGGACAGTGCCATGCTCACACTACGAACAAAGCATTGAACGCGCCGCAGGAAAGACAGGCTTTACTCCACAGCGCGATCCGGACGGCACACTGGCCCTGACAACATATCCGGTCCATGAATTTAGAAAACTCCCGTCAGTCTTACGGCAACTTCCAGTCCCAGGCACGAGAAAATATAGCCACTCAGCCCCGTTTCCGGTAGAACTTCCGTATGACTATATTCTGGCGCTCACAGACCCACAAGAAACCGTCCTTGACCCGTTCGTCGGATCAGGATCCACATTCGCCGCCGCAGAAATGGCATCACGAAGATGCTGCGGGATCGATATTTCACAAGAATGTATAAAAACAACCCTGCAACAATGGCTCGATACCGCGCATACAGACGCACTGTCAATTTCAGTAAACGGCACGCCTATTCACTTCATGCAAGAAGACACCTCATGAAACACACTATCATTAGAAAGGGCAAAGTTGTAAAAACGAGAACCAGACCCCAGGGGAAACCCTATATCCAGCGCGTCAGACCGAAAACAATCACCAAAAAGAAAAAACGCATCACCTCTTAGCTGCTCTGAGAAAAGGGATCCCACCCCCTCTCTGCAAAAACTCTATTTAGTTTTATATTTTTATTGATTTCTGTTAAACTTTTTTCTTGACAAAGCTGAAATCTATAGTATAATCACACCTGTATTCAATGACGATCCAAGATTAGGAGAAATTATGCTCACTAGGATAGATGGAATTATACGCTGTGGTGTCTGTGGGGCTGTTTATGGACTCGCTGGTGAATTATGCCGTATGAATAATTGCCCTGAATGTGATTCGCACTCCTGGACGATTCAAATATTTGAACAAGGTAAGATTGCCATTAAACAGGAAACCGATGAACTGTGGCGTGAAATTGCCCGTGGTTCAGAATGTATTTTTCATGGCAACATGGCACGATAGGTGTGTCACACAACCAAAAAGGGGGAAATGAACATACAATCCGGCCTTCCCAAAAGATGACGACTGGCAAGAATTCCTGCATTGGCGACCAGATAAATACCCCAAAAATGATGTGTACTGCCGATTAGCCAGCCAACCACCAAGATTGATGTTCGATCTTACAACAAAAAAAGGCCGGTGATAGAAACCACCGGCCCACCCAAAACCACATCTCAATCCGAGAAGTCTAACGCTAAATCCGCCTTCGCATACCCTACAACATCCGCCGCCAAGACCCCATAGGCAAACGCCGAATCCTGTAACGTAAATGTCAAGTCCGCCACATCATCCGCATTCTCATGATCATCCGCAGACCCCGTAATCGTCACACTCAAAACCGTCGAACTCGTGCGCGAAGCCACCACCACCAATGAGACCGGTAAATTCGCCACCACTAAATACCCACTCGATACAAAATCTACCGCGTTCGCCCACGCAAACGTCGCCCCACTTAACGTGATCGTCACCGGCGTCGTGTTGTTGATCGTGCCGTCATTCGCCACCGCCTCAGTAAATGTCTCCGCCGAATACGTGACCGCTACCGTGTCCGCCATCGTCTCAAATACCAAGGCCACTACCACCGCCGTAATAATGCCCTCATCTAACGTCCCCGCATTCGGCGTAATCGTAATCGTCGTCACATCTGAAGTGATCGCCGTCGCACCATTCGCATCAAAAAATGCCGCCGCCTTCGTGTTCTGCGCAAATGCCAACCCAGACCCAATCGAAGCCGTAGACCCCGTCGCAAACGCCGCAGCCCACGATACACCAGTCGTCGCCTCTATCAACCGATCCACCCGCAACTGCGCACTCAAAATGACCGCCCCAGCAGGAACATTGACCGGAATCGTAAACGCCCCGTCTCCCTCTGCCTCCGCATTCGCCGTGTACGTCGCAAACCGAAACCCACTGTTCGCTAATGTACTCAAAATTAACTCATCAAATACCATCGTCGTGGTCGTGGCCTTGTTCCCTATCGTGTACGCCGTCTGCTCCGCTAACCCCTCCACCAACGCCGGAATGTACAACCCACCAGCACCATACGACGCAGGCTCACGCGTGTACGGATAATCAGCCCATACACCCAACCCTAAAAGACTCACCACCACCATCACAACTATCCAACTTGTGAATTTTTTCATAATCTGCTCCTCCAATATCATATTATTGTTTCCCCCACTTCCCAATTTCTCTACATACTCTACCAGATCCCCACCCACCTGTCAAGTGAATACTCTACCAGCTTCTAAAGCTTTGCCCAAAAGATAAAAGTATTAAACCAATAAAAAATGCCGCGCACCCCCAAGGCTTCACCCCCAAAGATAACACGGCATCCCCCTAACCAAACATCCATCAAATCAGAATGATCCCCATTCCTAGACACCACTACCCTACCATAATATATACCCCCTTGTCAAGTTTTCCCCCGCACCTCCTCCCGCTTGCGCCTGTAATACTCCCGACGATACTCCCGTATGCGCTCCTTGTTCCGCTGAAAATACGCCGCCTGATACACCCGCTCACGCTCCATACGACCCATACGCTCCACCTCAGTCAACTCCCGATACCCACGTACCCGCAACCCACGTACCCGCGCCCGATACTCACGGACCTTCTCCCGAAAATACTCCCGATGACCACGCCGATACCTGCGCGCATACCGCTGTATGTGCCTCTTCTTGCGACGATAATACGCCTTGGCCCACATCCGCACTTCCTCCCTGTGATCATAATACCACTTGCGCGACGCCGCCACCATCTCCTCACGATGCTCCTCATAATACCGCCTGCGCCGCTCCACCGCCTCCGGCCGCCTGCTCAACTCCTTTACACACACTATGCACTGCGACCCACGACCATCCGGACGTGAACGGTTCCTGTAAAACCCAGACCATGAATACCACCGCCCACACTTCGTACACCGCTTGCCCTTACGCTCCCTCATCCCTCTACACCACCCCTCAGCTTCCGCGCTAACCGACGCCGCTGACGATACCCCTTGCCACGATTCCGATCCCCAGGCAATACCACCGGCTCACTTACCGCACGCTCTATACTCCACCCTGACTTTACCCTGACCAATATCCGCATGTATAACGTCTCTACCTCCCGCTCACTACCTCCCTCTCCCACGATCTCTCGACATACCGCCTTCAATGACCGATCCCCATACCGATGCTTCACCACCCCACCACGTACATTATGCGCCCCACCACGACCACGTACCACACCCGGAGCAAACTTCCGTAAATATCGACCCACTAACGTGTATAACGCCTCACTGTGACCCGCCCCCACAAACCGCGCCGCCACATACCGATACCCACGTACACACTCCCCTACCTCCCGCCGAAATGACGCCTCATACTCCCCCACCAACGCCTCCACTACTGTCCCATATCCCAACTCCTGCGCCGCATCCAACCACTCATCATATCGACGAATTTCCCCACACTCCAACTCCTGCACTTCCGTGTACTCTCGCATCTTAAATACCTCCATGTAAATATAGTAGATTACACCTGAACTGAAATAGACCTTTTCCTCATGAAACACAAAACCTCGGCGAGACTTCTTCCTCATGAAACCTAAAACCCAGTACCAAAGTAAACTTCTTTCCTGTGAAACCTAAACCCTTAAACCTCTTTCCCATGAAATACAAAATCCTGAACTGAAATAGACTTCTTTCCTATGAAACCTAAAACCCTGCCGAGATTGTGGGGGGGAAGAGAACATAGCAGGGCTCAAAAAAATCCCTTCCCCCCGCATATTTCGTGCAGGGGGAAAGATGACACCTGGATCTGTCAGAAGGTTAACCGCTCATGATTCTTCTGAGGTTTCGGTTTATCCGGAGTATAGTTCAGGATGCTGTCAAGCAACCTGACAGCATCATTGATCTGTTTTTTCTTGCTGTCCGGCATGACAAAACGCTCTTCCTGGGGAACGACTGCAAAAGTATCTTGACCAGAATCCTTGTCACGGTACACCACATAGGTCCGTTGAGTATTTTCTGCGAAGCGCACCCATGCAGCAAGATCGTAAAACCGATCACGCAAGGAATCCTTTGCTTTTTGCTGATCGTCCGGGAGCAGTTCAGAATACTCGAACAGATTGGACTTGATCAAGGTGAACACGCGATATACTGCTTGCTCCACGAGTACAAGGGTTTCATTCCAGAACTCGTCAACTTCTTCACGGTTTTTGAAATCCTTGAAAGATTTTGCGTACCCCTTGATCATCTCAATCGACATGGTCCCATTACTTCCCGACATTTTTGCATCGATTTGTTTTGCTACCTTTTCCATGATGTTTTCCTCGCTTTTTTTGAAACGTTGTTAGTGATTTAATTTGTCTACAATTTGGGAGTTTATAAGGTTTCTCAAATCTCACAGATTTTAAAAGCTATGTTCTGTTTGTTCGTACCAGAATTTTTAATTTTCTGTACGTTGAACATATACGCTTACATGTTCCGCTTGACCGTTAGTCCCTTTCATTTCCCGGTCTATCTTTCTGACTATCAAAAGAACTTACTGACTATACTTATTATATTGATTCACCTTGTTACTTTTGTCAAGTTTTATTTTTGACAAAAGTCATTTTTTTTCAACCTGACAATATGACTTGCTCCCACGACAGCGTATTACACGTTTTTCGTATCGCTGCATTGAGTCCACATGCAACATGTTTCAGCATGTACTTTGTCTTGACAATATTATTCTTGTCGTCAACCAACACGAACAGATGTTTTGTTATATCTCTGTTCATGACGTCAATCTCACAATCCCAGAGATTATTGATTCTCACTTTTTTTTGATGGGTAGTTAATATCATGTGTGTTTCTCCTTATGCTCTTGCGCTTCTTCTGCTTTTCATCTGTCCTGCTTGACTCAGGAGAGCAGAAAAAGAATCGCTCTCTGTAATTTCCTGTGCATCCTGTTGACGTTTTTCGCTGTCAATGCACCCGTCAACGTTGAGTTTCCATGTTCCGGTTTCTGCATCATACAGACTCAACTCTACTTCTGGGGTAGCTTTCTTTTCAATCTTGCGTACTTGGTTACATTTGCTCTTCCTATCCCCTCTGTTACGTCGTAAACGCATCATAGCAGCTTTTTCTGTAAGACTCTGCATATTGACGACTGCTTCCAATTCTGCGACGTCCTGAGCGTTTTTTTCTTCGTCTATTTCGATTCCTGCTATGATGCGCTTTTCCATGTTTTTTTCTCCCGTTTAGTTAATGTTGGTTTATCTTGTTGCTTACACCATATATAATGCAGTACCCATACCAACATTGACGTTTTTTGGGATATTTTTTTATTTTTCCCCCGAAAAACCTGGAAATGACTGCTACCAGGAGAATTATTTTTTCAAAAAAAGATTTTAAGAGGAGTTTTGAAGGGTGTCAACAATGGTTACACCACCCGAAAAGCGACACTTTTTGTCAAGCACCCTTGCGAAAAACGTCAATATTTCGCAATTTCAGCAAGATTTGAAAGATTTATAGACCTGAAATTGACTGCTACCAGGGGGAACCTGGGAAGGGTGACAAAATTTAGTTCCCCCAGGTGACACTTTTTGACAAACGGACAAAAAGTGTCACTTTCCCCGAAAATATGTCATGACAACATGACACAGAATCCAGGTCAAAATCTGGGATTAACTGCTAATAAGGGGAACCTGGGACATTACAAGCAGTCACCATCTGTACTTGTGGGGATATGGTGACAGATGTTTACCGTGTCACTTCCTTTATCCAGTCAGATAGTGTCCACACGTTTATTGATGTGTCGTTACCATGTGACACGTCAAATAATGTCCACACGTTCATTAGTTAGTATGCTTCATGTGACACGTCAAACAATGGGCACACGTTCATTAGGCAGCACATGCACTTGACAGCACAAATCGAAAACACACATTTGTTATCCGACAGATCAGATCATGCGCCAAACGAACGTTTGTGGCGTTTTGAAGTGGCAAGTACCCCTCTCTCTCCTTGTCCTTACTTCCCCCCTTTGTCTAATGAAAAGCACTTTTTTAACCTCTTTTTTCTGGACATTACTGGAAATATACACTATATAATATAATATATCTCACATTTGTGGATCTTGAGAAAAAAGTACCTTTTTACATTTTTTTCTTGACATCCATGAATTTTTTTGCTAGAATCTTTTTGGATTTAGAAAACCATTTCCACAACACTAACCGCTTTTCCTACTATAAGGAGGTTTACACCATGTCACAACATAACACAGTTCTCGCCACACAACACGTCATTTCTGGCAACCACTACGAATATACTCCCGTTCATGCGGTTAGTGTGTATGACATTTCAGTCAAACACCTTCACGCCAAAACGTTAAATATGGATGAAATCAATAGCAGACTCAACTACCTGCCGGAAAAAGAAGTCATCCTGAAAGACAGAGGTGTTTATTACACCGTCTCGTCAATTCAGATCAACACACAAGCATATAATGATGGCGTTATCTGTGTCCGTGTAAAGATTTTTACCCGTCCATACACAACGAAAAAGTTATGCTTGTCAATGGTTAGTAGTCACGAAGCCACGTTGTACGGACTCACAGATGGGGCACGTACAATTCTCAGTACACTCGCAGAATAATCACAATCATTAACCAAAAAAAGGAGGCACATCATGAAAGACAAACAAGAAGTCACAATCAAAGGACTAAAAACGTTTATGGGGATGGATCAATGCTCAGTATATCTGCGCGGAAAACGTGCGTTTTGCTACTCAGAAGATAGAAATAGTGGCGAAGGTAGTGTTGACATAATAAATCGTCACGCACACAAAGAAATTGAGGAATGGTGCAGTAATCAGCCACCTCGTGAGTCAGAATGGTCTAGCAATGGTATTGAGTATTGTATTGTTTTTCTTATCAGCGAACTGGTTGATGATCTTAAAGTTGAAAGAAAGTTCAAACGTCTCTGCCGCACAAAAACATTGATCCGTCTGCCGGGTGATAAAAAAGAAACATACCGCCCGATCAATCGCAGGTTCACAAGTGAAGTTCATGCCGCAATTTTAGAAAAGTATCCTGGCGTAGAAATCATTAACCTGCAATTCGCAAAATAATTCCACATGGCGCTGAAATGTTCACGCGGACATTTCAGCGTCGCCACATCCAAAAAAAGGAGAAATTATGAGAAGTAAACGGCGCAAACAACGAGATCCAAATATGCCGCATGGCGTGTTTGAAGCCAGATTTACAGGCAAAACCCCCTGCTGGATCTGTGGAAACATTATCTCAAAGAACCAGTGGGCAAAATTCGACTTCACCACTGGCGAGAAACGTGTCATTCATTATGACTGCGTTCCACAAGAAACAACGGCAGTCGGAAAACTTCCGGACTGGACACCGACCGACGAACAACACACAATCACTGATACGGCAGTTGAGTACATCAAAAAGTATGAAGATCAACATGTCGATGACGATCTATTTGGCACAACTTCTGACCAGATGAGTCCGTTAAGTCTGGTGATCAAAGCATTGGCAGGAACCGGGAAAACATCAGTGCTAGAACTCACCATGAATACACTCACACTGGCAAAGATATTCCCAAATGACAAGCCATTCGCACAATACCTTGTATTTAATGCGGATAATGCGAATGAAGCGACAACACGGATTTCTCCACTCATTGCCACGTCATCAACAATCCATCGTTTTGGATTCCAACTCGTAAAACAACATTTCGGGCGTGACACCAGAAAAACAGCCGTTCCGAAAAAAATCCAGTACATGTATAATGAGATTTTTACTGATATTCGAGCGCTTGAGTATGGCTCGAAGGAGTATAAAAAAGAGTCATTTAGAATGGCAATGATGTGGAAGCTTATCGACAAAATGAAAAACCTGTGCATCCGTCCAGGGGATGAGTTCTTTGCAAAAGCCAGTCAAGTTGCCGCATTCTTTGACGTTTCACTTCCACACGATGACACAACCTTTCTGGATGATTGTAACCGCTTATTTTTGGAATCTGTTAACGACACCAGCCAGTGTGATTACAGCGACATGCTGTATTTCCTTTGGTACTACGACATAGAGATTACACTGCCATCCTGGATTCGTCTTGTCTGTATCGACGAATATCAGGACCAGAACCCTCTGAGAGTGTGGATCACAAAACAACTGGCAGACTTAATGGTCCATATGATTATCGTTGGTGACACATTTCAAGCCATTATGGGGTTTACTGGAGCGCTCACAGACGCAATGGATGAAGGTGCCAAAGCAATTGACCGTGGAAAGTTAATTTCTTTGCCACTCACAGTAAACCTGAGAACAAAAAACCTGCACGTTATCGAATATGTCAGAGACCGCTACATTCCACAATTAAAAGCACATCCTGACGCATTTCATGGTCTGCCAGTTCAGCAACATGGACCTGAAGAGTTCAATGCAATTATCAGATCGCTGCAGCCAGGTGACGCTGTGCTCAGTCGAACGAACGCACCAACCGTCAAAATCTACTTTGAGCTACTCAGGCTTGGAAAAGGTGCCATTATCAAAGGGCGTGAAGTTGCGGAAAATATCACTGGTCTGTTCAAGAATCTCGCCGCAACATATGACTGTCAAACAGCATGGGAATTCATTTCCGCCTCACACACGTGGGAAGAAAAATATTGCTCTGGCTCGTCAACAAACCGGATCTTCGTTCAGGATCAAGCAGAAACAATCCGCGCAATCTGTGAAGGCGTCCAGCCAGGAATGACACTCAACGAAATCCTCGACACGGTCAATGGAATGTTTAGCGACCTTGTGAACGGGACGCGGCACGCAATTATTACCTTGTCCTCAGCACACAAGGCAAAAGGTCTGGAGTGGAATCGCGTATTTACACTAACCAATGTTGACCAGCGTGAAATGTTCCCACATCCAATGGTCACAACACCTGAACTTGTTACACAGGAATGGAATTTGTTGTATGCAGTGGCGTGTTTACGAGCGATCAATGAACTTCATTTCATTCAAATGGATGGTGCATTATGAAATCACATACACGAAACTATGTAAATATTCTCTTTAAACGTGCATATATCCATATCGGACTGTCTATCGTGCCGCTTTGGATTTCGTTTACATCATACAATGTAAACGGATGGGATATGACAATATATGTGGCGTTTATCAGCGTCAACTTCGGAATCGACAAATAACCCCTACGTGGCATGGATTTTTTCACGCGGTGAAATCTTCCATGCCACCAACTATATAACATTATGACGACATACAAAATTGTCAGGCACTTCAAGAAATACGGGGAAAAAGCAAAAGTTATGAAACGTGGACTGACACTGGCAGAAGCTCAGACACATTGTAACGATCCAAAAACATCCAACAAACACGACAACTGGTTTGACGGATACACAGAGGAATAAACAGTATGACACTTACATCAGGAGAACAAGTCACGATTTACCAGGATCCGATCACATGTACAAAACCGGAAGGAACGGCATTTTTGATCGAACGACTCAAGCAGGATACTGACACAGAATATTGGCGCGTCCGATTTGTTCCAGATAATTTCAAAACAAGTCGCTGGATTAACAAAAAACATCACTAACCAATGGCAGACATCCAAAAAAAGGAGCACACTATGAACTATCAGGAACGACAAGAACTGGCGATGGTCGTCAAGGAACAAAAAATACAAGACCCGACAACCGTTGATTTTCTCGGCATGGTCCTCGGTTCTCAAAAGAAAGCACATACAATCATCAGAAAGTATAACAACAGTTTGCGTGACATCTATGCTGGCGCAGCACTCGGACAGCTTCACGGAATGTCAGGAATCACGTTTGAGGATGAAGCAAAAATCATGTCAGCCATCAACATGGGAAGATCCTACTTCTCAGAACACAAAGATCGTGTCATCATCAGAAATGAATTTGACGCCATGCAGTATTTCTCATTTTTGCGGCAAGAAGAACGTGAGGTGATTGTGTTCGCAGCACTCGATATTAAAAGCACCATTATCGCACACAAGGTGTTGTTTACTGGCGGTCTTGGTGCCTGTCTCTGTGATGCAAGAGTTATATTGCGATACCTGATTGAAAAACAGGGGTCCGCAACGATCATGGCACACAACCACCCATCAGGAGATCCGGAACCCAGTCAAGAGGATCTTCAGCTAACAAAACGACTCGCCTGTGCAACAAAACTGGTAGGAATTGATTTTCTCGATCACATCATCGTAGGAAGTAACGGATCATTTTCATGCAAACAAACAACATACGCCAGATCATATATCGAAGAAGGCATCAAGCAAGCAACCACGTTTATCAATGGAGGGCCATTATCATGACAACACAACAAATACTTGACCTATTACTCAGAGATCAAAGCATCTCAAAACCAGTCTATCAATCATTGAGCAAAATTGTCCGACAAGACGACATCAGACATATAGAGGGGTCTTGCGGCAAACACAAAAGTCTGACTCCGTTCAGTGTCCGCTTCGCAAGCGGAAAGATTCTCTGCCGTGCAAACGGGATTCACGAATATGCAAAAGAACTTGAGACAACACCAATTACGCCGCTAATCAAAACACCAATTACGCCACTGCAACGTCGATTCATGTCATATAACAACAACGCACACATCGACCGAGCACTCAGCATTGCAAAAAACGGTGAGTACTCCATCCTATTTGTTGCACATCCGGACACTACAGAAGAAGAACGAGGAATTATTGTCACATTCGCCAAAGAACTCCTCGGACCAGATGCACGAGTCTGGCTTACCACCGAGAAAGATATACAACCCTGGATGTGCAGAAATGCAGACATCACTACCGAAATCCTGCCGTTCTCAGAATACTTCCCTGAACGACAAGCTGCCTGGAAAGACTTTACAGACGCGATCAGTCTGGACTACCGCTCACCTGATCTGTTCACTGTCCTAGATATTGACAGTTGTCACCGGCTCCTCATGCTGGCAAAACAACATCTGAACATTGATGGAATCGTAACAATCATCTGTAACGATACACTCCAGGCCACTCAAGAATTCAGTACCATTATTAATATAGCACGTACAATTGCTCAGATGGATGATATGACCACCATAAAACCGGAACATGTCGCTGAAGCAATCCAGTACAAATCAATCAGAGGACATCTGCCAAATTGAGGCGGCAACATATCAAAATCAACTAAATGGGGGGATCCCTTCTGAATCCCTCACACACATACAGGTGAACACATGCGACACACAATCAGAACAGAAACTCGAAAGGACCGCTCTTACATTATTATTGCACTCACTGCAAACACCCCATGCACAAAACCAGAAATATATGCAGCCGCCATTCACGCAATTAATCACTTTAGCAGTTTGGCTCGTGCCGGTGTCTACAGTAGACGTGAGTGGCAAAAACGGTGTAGTGAGTTCAATGCAAGCACAGAAAAGGTCATGGCAGATTTTGCTTTTAGGTTAGGAATATCAATCACGGCAATTCGTAAAGCCTATCAAGAACAACATCCGGACCAATACATCGCCGCAACATTTACACTTCCGAGTTTGTGAGAATTATTCTTTCTGAATAGCTCCCACAAATACAAGTGGACATATACCATGAAACAATTCACAAAACAAGAATACGACAACATTATTCTTTTTATAAGACGACTCCTTGTCGCCGCAAAAAAGAAAACAGGATACGCTGTCAATATCATGGAAACATCTCATAATAGACCAACACTGCCACCAAGAACCGTACATGGAGTACGCTGCCTTGTCGATGACCCAAACATACAACGTGTGAATGCCTGGATTCACGACATGAAAACTGCCGCTCTCCGTGATGGACTAACAACACACGAAATCACACACATTGAAAGGGAGGAAACACTATGAAACAATTCACCAGACCACAACTATTAGACAGGTTCACATACGGTAACGATATTCAGATCACGACACCAGAAGAAATAAAACAGCATCTCGAAGTGGGCGATTATATCTATAGTCCACGCGACGGTATTCGCGGCTGTGTCTCCGGCACGATCACAAAGCTGAATAGAAAAACGTTCACCTATGACGTTCAATACACAAGGGGCATGGTTTTGCATCTTATACAGCACTACGATGAAATCTTTGGAGGTCTCGTGCTGTTTCGACGCGAAAATACACTCCAAGTATTTATCACACCAGGAATGGAGGTACGACAATGTACGTTGAGATTAGACACCAAATAGAAGATCAGCTCAGCTCAATACGAGCCACACATACACAATACCCTGTAATTATCAGGGTCAATGGCGAAGAACGCCTCATCTTTGCCAGCTTTAAACGGATTCACAAGACAGGATGTGATACAATCCACATTGAAAAGCTGTCAAAACAACCAGTAAGCGGTAAAAATAGACTTATACTGAAATACTTTCAGCTTACAAGACAAAATACGCTTCTCAGCGATGGGTACGAACTCATCAGCAAACAAGACGCTTTGGGATGGATTGAACGCCATAAAACCCTGTCAGGGACTCTTGCTGAACAGAAAAAGGAGTGAGTGAAATGAAGGCTATTTTCAATGATACTTATACGGGGAGACGCTGGTCATACGGATTGAAATACAGACCGCTTGCCAAAGCACAGGTGCCCGATGGATGGATTATTCAAAGCAATAGAGAACACCCTAAATTCAAGTTCGGGGTAGTTGATTATCCTTTTGAACTTACTGAAGAACAAGTTCAAAATTTTCAGCTTGCCCTTGTATCTTAAACATAATGCCCATTTGTGGAAACAATGAATAATGCATTAAACCAAAATTAACAGAATTGTACGCCAGAACAACGAAAGGAAACATTACTATGATGACCAACACACAAATCCGCAAAGAAGTAGAACGACAACTTCCAGAAGATCCGCCCAATGATGATACGATTGAATATGCCGTCACAATCACGCATAAAGGCACAAAGAATCTGCTGATCGTGCGACGTAAAAAAATGCAGAACCCAATGAAGAATAAACCGTACCTTGTGGACCACCTCACAACCGGTGGACTCCTGGGAAAAGAACACACAATCATACGCCACCTCTTTATCACAAGTCGCAATACAATCAGGTCTATGGCAGTTACCGTCCTGACAAAACATAAAGAGAAAAAATGGCGTCAACACCACAAAACCCTGACAGAGCAACAACAAGGAGGTGAGCCATTATGAGAAATTTCTATATCGTAGACCATCACAGCGAAGAATGCCACTGTGCCTGGTGCGGACAAGTAATCTACGTCGGAGAAAGAGTCTTCCTAACCTGCGACGATGAACCGACATGCGGAACCTACTGCGCCACACACTATGAACGCGATATGCCAGGTCCAGTAAGCAAAAGAGAACTCGCGCAATATGGCCCTCTATACTAACTCTCAACGGACAAATTGCCTTGCAAACTATTGTAATTACACCGTTTACAGAATCTCTCATAGGACATTTAAGGAAAATAACAATGAAAAAAACACACACAGATGAACAAAAAGCTGTCCTGTACGAACTGCGCCACACTCACGATTGCCCGTGGATAGCATCTGCCGCTGAAAGAGAATGGAAACGTGGGGAACCCTACTATATTGACAGCCGTGTATACGCGCCAAGAATACGTCGGCGTTTCAACAAGTGCAATAAGGTGGCAGAGAAAAGAGACTAGACAACCCAATTATACTGACTGAATCAGCGGGACAAATACAGGTAGACTGAATATGCCCCACAAATACAAGTGAGGTAACTATGAATAACAAGGAACAACGTAGAATAGACTGGGAAAAACTCATGAAAGACTACGAAAAACACGGGTTTATCATCCATGCATACGCCGGAGTAGCTACCGTATGCAGCCATAAAAAACAAGTAGAACTCAATATCTTCGATAAGTGCCAATATATAGCCGGATTCTGCGACCACCCCTCACATGACAACCCACATCCAGCTACCCCAAAAAACGACGAAGAAGCCTGGAATTCGCTGCTCATTAGAGCAAAAGCCAGCCCATTTTTCGTCCCCCTCGGTAACGACGAACACGCCTACATCATGATCTTCGACCAAAAAGAACGCGAACCCCTTCTAAAACCAGGAGAAAACCATGAATATCCCCGGAATAAATGTTGACACCCTTAGAAAAGCAGGGTATACCATAGAATACGACGCATACCACTATACTGTACGTCTAAATGGAAGGTTCATTTCTAGCGCCGGAACAAAACGAGAGAAGTCACTACGCGGGCGCGCAGCTACCAGTAACCGGGAATATTTTTACGAAATGGGACTGCGTGAAGCTGATCGACACTATCGAAACGCCCAGAAAAACCCGCGTAACCGCGTCTAAACCAGAAAACTGGAGGATAATACGATGGAAATTATTCTTGTCGTGACGTACCCAGACTATAACCATGCGAACATTCAGAAACGTCCTGGCATGTCGGCAGGTGAAGCACTCGCCGAAACAACCGCGATTCACCTGAATATCACGCATGGCCTAAAGTGCCATGTCACAACCAATACCACAAATAGGGTGAATATGGCATCGCCACAGGAAATCGTCAGAAAGATTGCGAGATCCTGACTGATCAGGTGACATAAATACAAGTGGACACCTTTTCAATACCGCTCGTTCTGTCTCTGTTTGCCCCACCTTGCCCGGTATATATCCCGCACCACCTTCCGAAACTCCTCTTTCTCGCGACTGGTCTTACATACACGCGCCGCCGCAAGTGTCCTCTTCTTGCCAACACAGCAGCCATTCGAGGCCATTACATGATATGGCCTTCGTGCGTAAATGTTGCTGTCCATAGTAATAAAAAATGTTCGCATTCCTAAACCCTGCCAAATTAACCAGCACATGTCAACGAAAAAGATGCATGCACCATCAAAAACAAGGCACTTTTTCCCATAAACGAAATATCAAAAAATAGGAAAGTATATTTCTCCTCTTAAAAACACCATGCTACAATGTGACAGTCATCATACCACATTGTAGCATCATATCTGCCAACTGCGAATTTTTGCCGCACTACCCCAATAATATCAAAAGTTACTCAAAAGTTGCCCAACAATTTCTCACCGATTTCGTAAAAATTATCGAACCGCAGAAAAAACGCAGAAAAAGCACAAAGAAAAGAAAGTAATAAATCCTTCACCCCCCTTTTATCGCCCTGATAGAAGGCGAACCCAGGATCACGAATGTCCTAACAAATCCCAGGAAAAAGCTAGCATACTCCCAATTTTGCTCCAAAACCTACCTGTAATTTGTTTCAATTATGGTCAAATTATGGTCAAGTATTGAGCAGGTGTTGGATAGTTTATGGGTAAGTGTTGAGTAAGTGTTGAGTGGGCATAAGTCAGTTTAAGTTATTTTAAGTTATTTTAAGTTAGTATGGGTGTGTTTATGGGGGATTTACGGAGGGGGTGTTGCAGAATGCAACACTGTTGCAGAATGCAACAGTGTTTCATATTGAAACAGTAATATGGGGTATAGTGGCTAGTGGGGTTGAGTATATACTGGCTGGATTGGGGTTGGGTGTTTCAATATGAAATGGTATGGTGTGGGGGGTGTTGCATTTTGCAACGGTGGGGATAGGGTGGGCGGGAATATGTTAGCCAGGCATAGGGGGGGGTCGTAAATTAGACAGTAGATATGTCGGAAATCGGACACTGCCACAACGTGGTACGGTTATTGTTCACATTATGGGGAGTGTGGGTGGTGGTATGGGATTGTGGGTGTTCAAATAGCTTCCAAATTTGCCCCAGGATGCGACAAAATCTCAGAGTAGTAGCTTCGTATTCGTTTATATTAATTCGACAAGTGCAGAGCAACCTCGGAAGGCTCAGGGGGTAATCCCCATCCAGGCCAGGACGTTATATCTCATGGCGGGCGCCAAATTATGTTTTGTGGGTGTCTCCATTGCATAAAATCAGCGTGTATTCCCCGTCATTATGGAGGATCCACGGATTTCACGGTCTGTATTGCAGAAAAGCTTACTGGTGGAACGTGATTTTGTCAAGCACTTTTTTCGATATTTTCACCATGTTGCGTAAAGTTTGCCAGAATATCCCGACATGCGTCTGTTTCGGGGAGAAGTTCCGGGTGTTGAAACACGGTTTCCAGGCTGGTGATAGCGGGAAATTCCGGATTGTTGACAGCGTGTTCCAAAAACTTTCGTTGCGTTTCGCTGATTTCCAGTTTCAGCCAATAGGCGACCCGTTCCTCTGTGGGGAGTTCGATCACCGTTAAGCCTGTGGGTTGGTGTTCGTGAAACAGCACATCGACAGCGCGGCATTTTCTCCGGTAGCGGTCTAGAAGTCCGGGGACATTCGCCGGATTCCATCCTTGGCCTGACCGTCCTGGTTGATCGGCCCATTCCGACAGCGTGTGTTGCCACAGTTCAAGATTCCTGACAGTGGCCATAATCAGACGTTGCTGCTGTACCGACAGGGAGACGGCGAAGCATAACCGAAACATATCGAGTGCGTCGTTTGTCTCTGGAAACTGTGGGTACGCCGTGGTATGGGCATCTGCCAAAAACTGTTGAATCACCGCATACCCGTTGGTTGGTTGAAACGTCAATTCTCCTGTGTCCGTAAAATGCGAATATTGTTGAGCGATCCAGGCGCTAAACACCGTGATAGTTGCGGGTTGCAGGACGGGTTGGGGGGGGTTATACTCCGCAAAAGTGGCGAAAAACGCAGCATGGGTTGTGGGGTCTATAGGCCCGTAAATCGGGCCGAACAGCAGATTTACCGACGCAAGTCCGAAGAGCGCCGAGGGGTTGCTGTGTTCCTGCTCTTGAAAAAAAGAAAAGAAAAGCGGAGCGGAAAAGTTTGATAGGGCCTCGCGATCCTCTTTCAAGATCCCAGATCCGACTCTTTCTTTTACCGAGATCCGAGATCCGGAATGCGCGCGCGAGGAGGGGTTGTCTTCGCCCTGCTGGCGGGCGTTTCCAGCGACGGATTTACAAAAGTTTGTGTCCGCGGAATGTCCGCGGAATGTCCGCCCCCACATTGTAGCACCGTTTTCCGATCTCTCGGCGGACATTTCACCTTGTAAGTCATTATTGCCATTACCACTTTCGGGATCTCTTGAACGGACACCAGAAAATTGCCCAAAACCTACCCGGTCGATGTCCTGCGCGGACATTTCACCTTGTAACTCATTATCTTTGTTACTACTTCCAGGATCTCTCAGGCGAACATTGTCCGAAATGTCCGCCTTTGGGTCATCGATCTCTCGGTCGGACATTTCACCTTGTAACTCATTATCTTTGTTACTACTTCCAGGATCTTCTGGACGGACATTGTCGTTTTTCTGCGCGGACATTTCACCTTGTAACTCATTATCTTTGTTACTACTTCCAGGATCTTCTGGACGGACACCGTACCCTGGCGCAGCAACATTCCAAAACTTCTGCGCGGACATTTCACCTTGTAACTCATTATCTTTGTTACTACTTCCAGGATCTTCTGGACGGACATTGCCCTGTTTTCCATCCTCTGATTTTGTCCTGACTTTTGCTTCTCTCAGAGGGATTCCAACCTCTTTCTCGCCCACCCCTTCTGACGCTCCTTGGCTAACGTTTGTAACGCCGCGCTCATCATTCAAAAGCGCGGACACAAACCGTTCTAACAGTTTGTTTTCACGAGACTTATCCGCATGTCTCGGCAGTGTCTCAATGTGAATACCCAAAAGTATGTCAATTCGACTTGTGTCAATCCTTAGCAACTCTGAAAACGACGTAGTCCCGGTCATTTCCAGGATTTTTCGACAGACTTGTGTGTACCGCTGAATTTCCGGATATTGATCGGTTTTCACCTGCATTGTTAAGTCAGGATTCATGATCAGACAGCGCCGCACGGCGTGGGGTTCTGAGGTCACAATCACGATCTGTTTCTCTTGAAGCATGATCATCCAGCGCCGCACTGATCGTGTGCTGACTTGTGCCGGTCTGTGTCCGCGTTTTAACAGTGTAACGAACTCTTTATTGGCATCGTAACAGGCCCCATAATGGAGTGTTTGATACAGGATTCGTAGACAGATCCGCTTCATCGACACGGTTAATTGTTTATCCTGCTGAATAGTTGCTGGCAGGTCTGAAATTTTGAGTGATGGCATGATTTTTTGCGGTATGTTCGTGAGCTTGTGAAAAAAGTTCTTGACAAAACCTCACGAATCACAGAGACTTCCCATACCGTCCGTTCTGGCACTCTGTGTGCCTCTTCTGAGTAACTTGTCCGGGATACATGCATAACCAATACACCGAGGGTTTCACGAAACCCTCGGTGTGTCTGCGTACATACCCTACCGGTGGCGCAATTTTCCGTCAAGTGAATTTTATAAAATCATCGTCTGTGACCGGTTCGACCGCTTGTGCCGGTGTGGTTGAATACAACTCGATTCGTTTTTGATTTACAGCCACCGGATGGCCGTTGACCTCCACATTAATGCGCGTATGGTGTTTGGTCACGCTCCAGCGCAGAAACGTACCCATCAGACAATAGCGCGGGTGCGCGACCTTTACCAGTGTGCCAGGGTCCAATTTTGGGATCGGCACGGTAATATGATACGGAAGTGGAGGTAATGCCGGAGGGGCGTGTGTAATCAGCAGGGTTTTCCCGCGTTTCACATGCTGCCGCACAGTGCCAGACGTGATTCCGATCACATCTGCCAAGCGGTTGCACGAATACCCGCCACGATGTTCCAACGCACACCACATATCCATATCATCCGGCGTGCGTACGAACACATACTGCGCGTGCATGGCCTCGCGGATAAACGGAAATCGATGCCATTCTCCGGGATACGATGCGGGTAAGTCTTCATCGCGAAGATGGTGCGCGAGCGTGTTCTTGTGAATCTGACAGATGTTCGCGACATGTCTGAGCGAATAACCTTCCGTGAGCAACGCGCAGCAGGCGTGAATGACCGCGTCGATTCCTTTTGTGTGAATCCCGGCTTTCCAGAGTGCCGCGCTGATTTTAGGACATTGTTTGTAATTCATAATCTTTTAGCGCATAGATACGGCGCCCGATCCATTCGACAACGGGGATGGACACGGCATTTCCCATCATGCGGTAACGTTGTGTATCGGAACACATCGCCGCCCAATGATCCGGGAATCCTTGCAAGCGTTCGTGTTCGAGTGGCATGAGTTTTCGGATACCACGTTGCGGCACCACATATAATGCCTCGCTGCCACGTCCACTATCACCCCCGGACGCACGAATCGTATGGATGACATCGGACTTCTTGTATTTTCCGAATCCGTATGACACAAAGGTTTCATCCGGTCTATTGCGTCCATGCGAATGGGTCAGGGTTGCTGGGGTGTAGTCTGCTCGTTCGCAATGATCATCAAGTGACGCTTCAACGCCAAGGGGATTTTCACTCCTCTGCGCTGTGCGCGTCTCAGAATACCGCGACAGGCAGTCGGGCTCAAAAAGTATTTGCGCGGCGCATCCGTCTCCAAGATGTCCGACAATATAGAGGCGCTTGCGTTGTTGGGCGAGTCCGAAGTTCTGAGAGTCAAAGCACCTCCATGCCACGCGATACCCGCATTCAACCAGCCCTGAAATGATGGCGGCAAAGTCAGCCCCTCCATTGGAATACAGTAAATTTTGTACGTTTTCAATAAGTACCCATGCTGAACGCAATTCTTCAAAAATTCGGAGCATCGGGAACCAAAGCTGTGAGGATTTTCCAGCCAATCCCTCGCGGCTTCCTCCACATGAAATGTCTGTGCATGGAAATCCCCCGCAAATAAGGCTAACTGGTGAGAGGTTGTGGTTTCCGCAGTCGATAACATCGTGATATTTTGGCACATCGGGCCAATGCGTTGAGAGCACATCGAGACAAAACCGATCTTTCTCAATCTGCCATTTACACGTCATCCCGGCACGCTCCAGCCCAAGATCGAAACCACCGGCTCCGGCGAACACAGAGCCGAATGTAAACTCAGCATCTTTCATAATAAAAAGCACCTCTGCACACATGTGTCTGCCCGGCAAAAACGACGCATGTGCGCCAAAAAAGAGGCAACGTGTCATGCACGCAGAAGTGTCTCATATTTCAGCCGTTTTTCCTGTTCTTCAGTGACGTAATCTGTGCTGCAGGCACCTTGGCAGCAAGATAAAACGCACGACTATAGATAATCTCTTCCGGCTTTGTGACCGCTGAATGTTTCCGGCACGTTTTACAAAACAGCGTCTCCTGTCGAACGATCACGTCCTGACTGCTACAATGTGGGCATGTATGTACTTTCAAAGTCACACCTCTATTGTCAGAAACATGGCAACCACCTGCGGATCAAATAGGATTTCGCATTGTTCTTGCAGATGGTCCCTGACACGTTCTTCTGACCATGCTTTGCGATACGGACGATCTGAACGCAAGGCGTCCCACACGTCCACGATGGCAAAGATACGGGCTGATTGCGGGATGTTTTCGGCGTGTAATCCACGCGGGTATCCCGAACCGTCCCAATGCTCGTGATGGCAATAGGGGATGTCCAGTGCCGGTCGGAGATAAGCAATCGATGACAGTAACTCATAGGCATATACCGGGTGTTTCCGCATAATCGTCCATTCTTCATCGGTTAATGGTCCGGGTTTATGCAAAATGCTATCGGGAATGCCCATCTTTCCAATATCATGCAAGAGTGCGCCACGATACACATGCGGAAATTCAATTTCCGGAATTCCCATCATACGTGCCAGGGTGAGCGTCATCTGTGTGACCCGCTGACTATGGCCTTGCGTCTCATTATCGCGTAATTCCAGGGCTAATGACCAGCCTTTTAAGGTATCGTCATAGGCTTTTTCCAGATCGGCACGTTCATTGAGCAACTGACGGTAGCGGTTGAGTCGCACGATGGTGCGGATACGCATACGTAATTCCACACGGTCAAACGGTTTCGACACAAACTCATCTGCTCCGGCCTCGATACCTTGTAAGCGAGCATCCCGATTATCCAAAGCTGTCACCATAATTACCGGGACTTCTGCCGAAAAAGGGGAGGCTCGTAACTGTCGGCAGACCTCATATCCGTTCATATCCGGCATCATAATGTCTAGTAATACCACATCTATTTGTATCTCTGCTGCTTTTTTCAACGCTTCCTGACCACTCTTCGCAAACACTAAACGGTAGCCTTCATGAGCTAACAATGCGCCCATCGCGCTGCGGGTGTTGGTGTCATCATCGACTATTAAGATGGTACTTATTTGCTCCATATTGCTTTACTTTTATGTCGTGGTGTATCCTCAAAGCAGGTGGTATGTCGCAGTGTTTGTGGTGTGGTGTATGTGTACCACTCTCCGGTATAGCGTTTTTGCGGATTCGGATACGTATATTGTCTTTTTTGCCGCATGCACCCGGTAGTAAAGATATTCTCAAGATCCAGAATATCCAGGCGACCCCATCCGTTCGCAGTAATTACCAGAAAGAGCCGCATTCGCTGACAGCATGGAAAGAGTCTGATTTTTTTCATTCCGAGCATTGCCCAGTGATCGGCAATTGTGTGTATAGCGCTGGTAATGTCGTCTTTATGAGATGTCCCAAGATATACGTTAAAATGGCGTGTTTCCATAAATTCACCTATATGTGTTGATAATATCCATCACGCGCCGTGGCAGCGTGACATCAAAGAGTCCGTATCGTCCGCTGCATCGTGTGAATGGCAGCGGGACCGGATTTCTAAGTTGCCATTGCAGGAGATTCGGGAGCGCCCAGACGTTTTTCGGATCGTGTCCGACATCGCGCAATGTCACAATCCCGATGATGCCGCCGTACAGAAAAATATCCTGCACGCTTGCGCGTCCGTGAGCGACCACCCATCGTTCAAGCTCCTGCACGCTGATCTGTTTGGTTGACAGGTATTGTTCGAGCCGCGCAAGATCTATTGTACATCGATCTGTTGAAAAATCGACATTCGGCACCTTTCCGGCATGAATCAACAGCGGGCCTCGATAGTCCGTGTTCCAAGGCCGGTTTTCGACGGTTTTACATCGATCTAGCGGGTAAAACAGCAGCCAGGCATACGGTTGATTAACACTGAGTACCTTCATGCTAAATTCTCCCATGATCTGTGCAGTGTCCAGAAGAGTGTCTGTTCATTTAGACTGGCATAGGCCACTGACAAAATGTTTGTGTGAAGTGTCTGTAACGTGCTGATACACGTGCATTCTTTATCAGCACCATAGATATTCCGTGTTTCATGTGCATCATCCGGTGGTACGCAGAGGGCGAAAAACATGTCGAATGTCACAGGGTTTGCGGTACGTTTCATTTCATCAATTGCGTCCTGATCCACGATAGTTTTCAGAAGGTCTTGTTCTATACCGAGATACAGCCCGATGTTATAGAGTCCCAACATGCTATATCGACTTGCCATATTCGGCACGCCAAAATAGTTTGGATGATTGAATTTATCCGTGACAATTACGCCTAAGTTCTGTGCGAGTACCTGTTTAAGCTTGTCATCGCCAACTTCTGTCAACGGATATGGTGCGCGGAGTCCGTACCGTGATGCAGTTCCATAAACTGTACCACTATATTGTGCGGCGATCACATTTGCCGCTGCACTGGCAAATTTATATGGTCCGTCGATCACGACGCTTGGATCGTCATTTCGGCAGATGAAAAATCCGTGTGTTATCATAGTATTCTCCTCTTAAAAATAGTTCACGTGGTGCAGGTTGTCCACATAGATCCCACCGTTCATTTTGCACAGAACATGTGCGAACTGTGCAACTTGTGATCGTTCGACTTCGCACTGGAAGCACAGCCCTGTCGTGCCGATCATTCTATCGCTTTTGACCGCCGTGTCAGAATCGGCCATCAGCAGGATAGCTGTTATAGACTGGGCCGAAGTGTGATCTGGCAGGCAAAGGACCACAGGAATTGTCAGTTCATCCTGAGAAAGCAGATACCGCATAATCTCCTGTTCATCCGTTATAAGATGTGGTTTTCTGGACGTCTGTGTGGTTGGCGATGTAAAGACGATGCTCGTCATAACATCAACGATTCCGAGGATGCGCTGTATGACGATGGTATAGGGATATATTCCATGTGATCTGCACACGGGGCACACCCCGATTTTGAACAGTCGGCTGATCTTCCACTTGTTCGCCTCAGCCAGATCGTAACAGGCCCCGCGTGTTTTCCCGCTAAACTCCCGAAAAAACTTGCTGTCTCCTACGGCATATACGCCTTCAAGTGCTGTTGTCGTATGCTGGACTCTCGTATTGGCGCAAAACAGCTCAAGTAAATAGGTATCCATAAACTCCTTTACGTCGTCTGTTGTTCGACAGTTTTGAGCAATTTCTCTGTCGTCTGTGATGCCCCCTTGCGACGTCCCTTTTTCTTCTTATCGGCGCCGAATTCATTGAGGATGGTTTTTTGTTTGCGTGTCGTCTTTCTTCTACTGAATTGTTTTTTCATAATGTTTCCTTTTGGGTGTGTTCCGGCGCAACCTATCGAGTAAGCACGCCATCAATATAATTGTCGATGAGCTTTCTGTTGTTTCGCACAAACGCCATTTCACTTGTATGTTTCGATGCACAGAACATGTTGTACAGGTACTCATCGTTTAGTACTCACATCCTGCGTTCTTCATCGTTCCTTATTCCTTTTGACATTGTTGTTTTTCTCTTTCCTGAGAGTTACACTGGCCACACCGCGCATCTTGGATCGCTGTGTTCTCCACGAATGCGTCCGTAGTCATGTAAGTATTCTTGGATCCACTCTTCGGCATCATGGGCACATGAAAAGACGATTGGTTCAATATCTCTTTGTGCGTATTCAAGTTTCAAATATGGGGCCTCTTCTTTCAGTGGATCTTCAAGCGTGTGTTGAATCACAACGACACATTGATCATCCATTTCGTCCTGATCCACCGCAAAGTCGTCAATTGTAGACAGTTCCCAATAGCAGCGTTCAAGGCAAGGCTCAGCCTCTCTGTATGACCAGTTTGAAGTGATATAATAAAGTAGCCCATCGTTTTGTAGCCGAAGCTCAGAGGATTCCAGCAGAAAAAACGTCTGGTCCCCGGTTCCGTCACGTTCTACTGCCACAACATCGTTTGCGCTGATTGTTCTTCCTCCAACAGAAGTATTTACAAGCGGTCTACAGAGAGAAACCGTCTTTGCATCCTCGGAGAGTCTACGCTGCTTTTTTTCTCGAATTTGCTGTAATGGTTGCGGAGTTCTCATAAGCTCGATCATATTTGCATCCTCCTTTTTTGGGTTTGCTAGAAAACAAATTTACCCTTATTATTCTTTGCTAACAAGGAGAGTCTAGCAAAGAAAAAAGGCTTTGTCAAGAAAAAAGTACATTTTTTCTTAAAAAGATAAAAATATAGATATAGCGGTAGATAGGGAGAATAAAAGACGAAAATGGACGAGGATGGCGCACGACACTGTCGTGCGCCACAGACAGAAAAGACTACAGCACCGATGTAATGAGTGCGAACATCTTTTTATGGGATCCTTCTGGCAGTTTCTTGCTCAGTGCGTCTAAATGTACGTCGATGCTTTTATGAAGATCCTTTCTTGAAACGATCCCTGTTGTCTCAAGTAAGGTGGCGTATGCATCGAGCAGCATTTGATCGAGCGAAAACATCATCTCTTCGGCTTCACCTTGCTGGAGATGTTCTTTCCATTGCTCTCCAAGTGCGTTCCACACCATTTCCAGGGCAACGTCCTTGAGATACATCAGGTGCATTTCACTGATGTATTTCTGTGGTCGGCTCAGAAATGTCAGTGACATTGAGGTTTGTGGCTCTTGTACCTCATCATCCTTCAAAAACGTGCCGGTTGTTGTGTCGTAAGTTAAGCCTGCTTGTTGTGCAATCAGCACACTGAGGTTGACCGCATCCTGAACGCACTGCTCTAACAACAGGGCCACCTGTTTCTGTGTGTATTCGGCAAGTGCTGACAGAGATCCTGCGAACAGATCGGCATCAATCGCGTTGAATGACGACACTTTTGTGCAGACCGCGCTGTCCAACTGTTTGACTTTCATGATCGGCACTTTTGACAGGACTGCTTTGATCGTCTGAACGACAGTGCCCTCTGAGATTCTGGCGTCCGGATGTATCGTATTGTATGCCGCAAGCCCTTCGATCACCTCAACACGCATGGCCTCTGAGAGAAACGTTTTATCAAAAAAGATCCAAGCGTCATGTGACAACGTGACTTCTTCGGTATCGGTATTCTTCTCCTGTGTGTCGGTGAGAACAGTTGGAACGATCCATTCATCCACGTCACCGCCTGTTTTCCTGATTTTTCCGTCCTGTACTTCAAATCCAGCACTTACATACGCTGCGATTGTTTTTTCAAACAGCGGTTCTAATGCGTGCAGAAGTACGTCTTCAGCAATCCCCTCATGGTTTTCCGACAGATTGATAATCTCACTTGTTGAGATGTGCGTCAAAAGTGCCTTCGGGGTAAAACAGATCGCATCGAGTTCTTTGACCGTAAACGTGTCAAGATTCTCAATAGCGGTTTTTAATGCTGTGACATACTCGTCTGATGCATGTATTTTTTCTTTCAGCGTATCAACTACCGCATTTAACGCCTCTGTGTCCATCAAAGCAGGGAACTCAATTGGCGGTAAGATGGATGCTGCCGGTGTTTTTTTTGCAGCGAGGTATGCCACGACCGCCGCCTTGATCTTTGAAACCGGATCCATTTTGTCATTATCTGTCTCTTCAACAGATGCCTCGAAACCGAGAGCATCGAAAGATGCCAATGCTTCAACAAAAGCGCATTTAATCTCCTCAAGGTTCTCTGTGATTCCACGAGATGATAAGTCAGCAAGAAAGGCAGTCACAATTTGTGGCTCATGGCGTTTCTTTTGACCTAATGATTGAAAAATCAATCGATGGATATTTTCTTTCATGGTGTATCCCCCTGTATAGAAATATGTGTATATTGTGCTATTCTGACAAAAGTATAGGCAGACATGGAAAAAAAGTCAAATTTCTGTGTCTTGCTTTCCACTTCTTGCGGCTACAGATACGTTGACACACATAGAGACATCTTTTAACAATTCCGGGCACTCGCGATTCAACACAATCGTCAAAATAAGTTCACGTATGAACGTTGGGATCCAATGGAGGCGCACTTCAGGCTGCTGCTGTGATTCCCAATGCCTAAAGTGGACCAAAAGAGTCTCAATAAAAACTTCGCAGAGTTCTTCATCATCGAGTATTGTCAGCTCGTATGGGTCTTGTACTTCTACCGGGTTTTCTTCTCGTGTGAGTTCGCGGAGCATTTTTACCGAGGCGATATAATCTTGCGGTCGTAATTCCATGTGCTGTGAGGCCATAATCATTCGGGCCTGGAGCACTTGCATAAGATCATCTACGGTAGCTTTTTCTGAGAGATCCCTGGCAGACGCCATAAATTCCTCAACCGACACGCTTGTTGGTTTTTGCGAATTTTTTGTACGTTCTTCGTGTAATTCATGCTGAATGCGCTCAATGCGATCTCGTAACAGTTCGTTTTGTTTGAACTCATCTCTTCTCAAAACTGCATCTTCCTTAGCTTCCTGTTTTTTCATGACAAGATCATGCGCTTTTTCTTTAAGTGCCAACTCGCGTTCTTTGCGTTCCTCGGCTTGTAACATAAACTTGGCGTGTTGTTTCGTTCTGAACTGGACTTGATTCAGATTCAGCTTATGTTCCGGATCGTGTTCATCTCTCCACAGGACTTCCTGGGTGTTAAGATCCTCGTCTTTTGGTATTCTAACAAATTGCGCCATGGCACTCCTCTTCTTGACTTTTCTTCCAATATCGGTATAACTACACGTATGGTTCAAGAATCCATAAAGAGTAAAAATTTGTCAAGTCGCAATAATCTCATCTTAGCAACACAATACGGTCTGGATGCGATTGATCGGTTTTCGCCGCACAGTCGTCTTGCAATTGGGCATCATTCTACCCACCGCAAAAATAAACGTACCGGCAACTATCGCCGCCTGTCGTTATCAAACAATCCTTTTTTGTATGCTATTTACGATACGACCGCACCACGTGTCGTAATTATGAAGGCCGTTCAAGTGCTTCAAACAGAGACATTCTTGATCAAGAAAGTGCTTGTGCCGTGCTCTGAGGGTCGAAATGTGCTATATATGCTACCATCGTTGAGCATCGCACGTCTTTTTGTTCGAGAACGTGTTGATAAGCTGCTTGGTCGCACTCCTTTTTACCGGCATCTTGTGACAAGCTCAGAGACACAAATCTCGAACACCATCATGAAAACGTTTGGTAGCGGAACTGCTATGTTTGTTGGTGCCAGTCAAGAAACATACGTCGAAGGGTTTCCTATGGACGTGCTAATCTATGATGAGTATGACACGTTAATTCGGCAAAATGGTGAAGACATTGTCGCCCAGGCTGAGGACCGTGAAAAGGGGGCTGATGCTCCCGATGTCACGAAACTTGGGAACCCCTATGCGGCTGATGTGATGATCGATGGGGAGTATCATCTTGGAGATCAGCGGGTATGGATGGTGAAGTGTCATCGCTGCAATCACTGGCAACAACTTAATTGGTTTACGGGATTTGTGAGAAAGGTTGATCGGATAACATACGAAAGCGTTGTTGATCATGCAACCATTCCGGAACATGAGGACATCCCCTATGTATGTGAGCAGTGCTCAGGCACAATGGATCGTTTGACTCCTATGGCTGAGTGGGTTGCTAAGGAGCCGGGACGTGACGTAGAAAGTTACCAAATCTCACGTATGATGGTAAGTCTTCCTGGCCGTACCATCATACGTGAAATGGAGCGTGAGTTTTTTGGACAGGCTGTAAAGAATCCAAAGAAAATGCAGGCGTTTTATCGGTCGAATCTTGGAATTGGATACGAAGCAGGCGACACAGATTCCATTACGACGGATCTTGTGTACTCATGCATTGATTCTTATGCTGCCACAACATCGTCACGAGCCGTGTGTCTGGTTGGTGGCGATATTAAAACACAGTGGTGGCATTTTATGGTTGGACGCCTTGAAAATGATTATTCCATTACTGTGCTGTATCTTGGCAAAGAAGTTGATACGGTGAAGTTTAAAAAAACTGCATTTGGGGCGTTCGCAGTCAGGCTTGCTCTACTTGATGCTCAAGGCATGGGTGGCCGCATTATTAGAGAACAGCTTTCCAATGATGAGCGGCTATATCCTTTGTTGTGGTCTGCGTTTTATAAAAGAGCAGAGCGCGTGTTTCGTTCAAAAAGAGTTCTTCACTGCACGCGAGATTTGTTGTTGGATGATATTTTTAATGCGCTGCGTAACGGAGACGTCCGGTTTCCGGAATCGGCGCGACACAACAAAGAATTTATTGCTCACATGACATCCAACGTTAAGATCCCGGTTGTACAGACCATTGATGGAAGTGTGGAAACAACCTCATATACATGGAAGAAACGATCCGGCAGAAATGACGATTATCTTCACGCGCTTGGCTATCTGCTGCGTGCTCGTGATTTATTGATTGAGATACACGGTATGTTGCCTCCGTCACATGAACATGTTGATGGGGATATTATCACTGATGTGTCATTGGCACAGACTTGATTTTTTAATACAAACTTGGTACAAAAGATAGAGGTGAAGCTATGGATGCGGATGATCTTGTAAAAATCTCAGAACTTAACGACCTGCAAATTGGATTCCGTAGGGTCTATTTGTTGTCATTTGAAGATATTGCGGTTGAGGCACACTATGTTGTGCTGCCAGATGTGACCGGCGCGCTTGTTGTTGAACCGTTTCTAGTAGCTGGATGTACGCTAGACGCATTGGTAACAATTCTTCCTGACAGCGCACTTACTGACTATGGTGATTGGATTACCGGAAGCGATCTGATTTTTGGTGATGATGCGCTGGATGATGATGATGAACTACAGTCTATTACAGCGCCATACCACAACATAACAATCTGTGAGGATGTTGCCGGATTGCGCATTGCTTTAAAAATTACCGCGACGGACGCCACAAACAGTGGTGTGATCGGAATTAAAATCGACGAGGTAACGCCATGATAAATGTAACACCAAGACGAAGTACTGGGAGTTCATCACTCTCGGCAGAAGATACAGGTCTTGAGACAAACCAGCTAAATGAAGCCTTTCTATTATCAGCCAGCCCGGTCCCGTTGATCGCTGCGGCCCAGGATATTACAGCATCCTGGGTACAATTAGGGTCAGACATCCTCACGATTGATAGGATGTCGTTTAAGGGTTGGATTGTGGTTGATATTAACGACGCTGAAAATGTCAGGATCCGTGTATCGGCATTAAGTGAGGTTGGTGGGCTTGAGGGGTATTTTGATCCGAATAAGATTAGGCTTCGTCTTTCGACACTCGATGCGACAGCCGAGTCCTATTTTGAACTTGATGTTGATGCGGACGACACCTATATTCTTGAGGTTGATCTTGACGGATCTACTCCGGCAATCGCTTTATACGTACAGGCTGGAACTGCTGGCGCGACTGCCGGTCAGATTGATGAATTTGAGTACGTTTTAAGATAAGAGAGGAAAACAACATGGGACTTTTTACAAAGCCAATAATTTCGACACCGATTGTCGTCACAAAAGCTAACTTAATGGACAATTTTGCAAAGCTGATCGAGCAGTGGGGAAATATCCTCATTGTGTTCATAATGTATGGATATAAGCCAGTATACTCGCGTCTTGTTAAACGTGTCGCACTTGCACTCGAAGCCAAAGGACTCAGTCTTGTTCTTGAGACGCCAACTATTCCGCAATCAACATGGAGAACCACGCTTTACCAATACCTGATGAACGATATTCCAATGACAGCGGCACAGCGAGCCATGTATGCTGACATGGAAGCAGCCGATTTATTACCGATAGCGGCTGAAATCATCAAAGCGAATCCGACGTATAGAGCAGACAGGACGTTTAATGAATTCAAAGCTGAAGTTGTCGCTGCAAGTGAGGGATAACAATGAAACGTGCGATCATTACGATTGTTATAGGCATCGCCCTGATTGTCGGTATAGCTGCTGATCATGTCTACCTTTCGCGGCAAATAGAAGACATCCGGACTGCACCCGTTATTATAGATATTGAAGGTGATGTAACGGCGCGTCGTTCTGTTTTAGCCGATACATCTGGAAACATCATCAGGGAATTTGATACACAGAACTTTGATGTAGCCGGTGGCACAGCGGAAGTGTCCGTAGACACGCTTGAGGAAACGCTTACAGTCGAGTATTCAAATCCAGCAAGAAATATCCAGTTTAGGAACTATTCAGGCGTGGTTCAGTACAAAAATGCCGGAGAAACATGGCTGAATATTGGGGGGGCGTCCGGGTCATCCGGGGGTGAGTCAAGCGGAATTGGATCATCCGGAGTGTATGTGTACTATACCTGGACTATTTCAGGGCCGCTGGCGGCGACCGGAGAATTTGACTTACCTCGATTTCCTGGCGTTAAGTCTCAGCTTGTTGCGCTCAGTGCGTATCTTGATGATACCGGCGATTCCGGGAATGATCTGGTCATTGACATTCTTAATGACGGATCCAGCATGATCGGAACGGCGACGAAACCGTCTGTGAGTGCTGGCAGTTCAACAGAATCATCACTTGTACTGTCGTTTGATGATCCGTTAATCACAGCGAGTGACTTGCTAACGGCTGAGATAGAAACCTATCCGACAGGCTCAGAAAATCTTGTTGTTGAGGCATTGATCAGGGTTTATCAAACTCAAGCGTTGACAGCCTACACATGGACGGTATCCGGGAACTTGACAACCGGAACGGTTCTTGACTTATTTCGTTTTCCAGGACTTACCTCTACCATTCAATATGCAACTGCCGTCCTGGAGGATACCGGAACGGGCGGATCGAATCTTGTGGTTGACATCAATAATGAAAGCGGCACGAGTTTTGTAGGTGCTGGTGGGACAAAGCTTTCGATCACTGCAAATTCAGGATCCAGACAAAGCGACAGCACGTCTGATTTTGACACCACCGCAATTTCGTCAACAAATCTTGTGTCGATGGAAATTGAGTCTGTCCCTACGGGTGCTGAGGACTTAAGTGTCACCTTATTAGTCGAACATGAGGAGCAGCGCACGTATTCAAAAGCAGTCTGGAAGGTTTCCGGAAGCGTAACGACCGGAACGCTCGACCTGCCTCGTAAAACGTATATTCCTGGAAACATTGTCAACGTATCTGCCGTCCTGGAGGATACCGGAACGGGCGGATCAAATCTCGTGGTTGATCTTTTACGTGACGGAACAAGCTTATACGCGGCTGGCGGAACAAAACCCACAATTACGGCGAACAGTGGGACAAACCAGACGGACACGAGCACGGATCTTGTTGATACGATTGTGCTTGAGCCCAGTGTTCTGCAGATGGAGGTTGAGTCCGCCCCGACTGCATCAGCCGATCTTGTCGTTGAGATCCTGTTTGAAACGACGCCCGTCTGGGATCTCTCGGTGTCCAATGGCACAACAACATCATCAAACACAGTTGCGATTGTCTTTGATGATGATGAGGTGTCGATTACAGAAAGTGACGGAACTGCCACGCTGGATATTTTTGTCGTAGAATTGTCTAAATATACAGCAGATCCGTGTGGCACATTGACAGAGGGTACGATTTTTTATAATGACACAGACGATCACCTATGTTTGTGTGACGGCGCTGGTGTTGACAGCACCGTTGATGGCACTGATGATTGTTTTGGTGGTGGACCATAAGAGAGGGGATTATGAAAAAATTAGGGCATATAGCAATATGTTTGGTGTGTATAATTATTCTATCCGGATGTTATGAAGGGTGGCCGCTTCTTCGTTCACTTCCTGAAGGGGATCAGCCAAGATCGCGAGTTACCAATGTTCTTGTCTCTGATGGCAGCACATCGGCTGTCATGCGGGATCTTCTCATTCCCGGAACTGTCTCTGATGCAGCCGGTGTTCAGACAATTCAACTAGACGAGCTTGAGTCATCTGACGATCAAAACCTGATTTCGGTCGTTGGTGGTGTGTGGACGTTTACAAACGATGGCGGATCTACTTCGTATGAAGTTGGAAGTGGTGCTGCCAATGAATATGTTGAAACGAATAGCACAAAGTCGGTTACGGTCGATGAGATCAAGGCCGGGATTATTATTGAAGTGTATGGATCAACGACGATTACATTGCCTGCACTTTCCGGGTTTTCAGCAGGTGAAACCGGAAGAATCACAGTTTGGGCTCGTAATAGTGCTGAAGTCACAATAGAGGCCAGTGGAAGCGACAATATCACATTGGGGAGTGACACGGACACTGATGATATTGAGAGTAGTGGCACAGACTATCAATATTGTGAGTTGGTTCCAGCCGGTTCAACGACAGGCTGGATGGTGATTAACAATAGTGGCTTTGCAAAAGCAGAACCTCCGGTGTAAATCATGAAAAAAGAATGGTGATCTCGTAATGTTCGAGATCATTTAAGATTTCAGTCCCTTTAAGCACCTCATGCCCATATTCCAGGGCGGTTTTCTTGGTCGAAAATGCCCTGGATGCATCAATCTTCCCAATTCCATCGTGCCACTCGTCCACACAATAGTATTTTGTCTTAAAGATTTTTGGCGCGTTACAGTTGGTATAAATCTGAGCGTAGCGTTCGCCGGCGAGACGCACGAGGAAGCACAAACGATGTGAAATAGGCAGGGCCGCAATAGCAACAAAACGACCTTCAAAATAGCCCTCTTCTCGTTCTGCATCACCGATGTAATCAGAGGGGATGACCCGATCATACGCAACGGCAAGACAGCTTCGCAGCATTGCTATTGGTGGGGTATCATTGATTGAAATACGTGTTTTGTGCATTGTTTTGTGCTATGCGCAGAATCTCCCGTTTGACTTGCCCATAAAAACGTCGAGGCTTTTTTCGTCTATACGTCAAGTGCTCTATGTTTTGACATATCAATATCCTTTCTTAATGCTTTGGCGATCTTAACGGCAGCACTTTCGGATCAGCTTCCCCTAAATCCAAACCTGCCACTTTCGTATTCCGTAGCACAGGCAGGCAATCATTCAACAAAACTTTCCAGAAACCATCACCCCCAGACCAACGCTCTTGTCCAAATATATCAACGGGGCTGAGCCTGCTGATAAATTCAATAAATTGATATTCAGGATTCCCACTTTCAGCAATGTGCTTCCATGCTAATTCAAGCAATGCTATTGCCACATCCCTTGGCTGACAACACTCTAATGGAACCGCTGAACGTTTTGCAAAAACCTTCTTGAGATCCTCAATCAGGTCAGTTTTCTGATAGTGGCCTTTTGCATACAAGTAAAAATGTGTATTCCAATTCATGCTATTTCACCTCTCAAGCGATGCGCGTCACAGCAGTCATTTGCTAACTTTTGCTAGTCTGGCGCTGTAGACGCAACGCCTGCTGACCTGAAACTTCCTTAAAAAACCCACCATGATAGTGATTTTTTCGCCGTTGTTCGCCCCAATATTTACAAAGCGCCTTCGTCTCTGAATAGTCAAAACCTTCTTTCATCCCACCAATGCAGGCAAAAGCAAAAAACTGACTTTTCTTCAACATTTCATCATCAGAAAAATATTTCATATTTTAAAAGGCGGCTCAACAGAGGATCTAATTTTTAAATGCTTCCGCAAGTTCACCGCTCAGCCCTGTGTCGTTTCCAATGTTTTGTTAGCAGTACGGCCAACAACCTCTCTTAATTTTTCTATCACTAATGCCACTGCATAATTATTCACCCATTTCATGTTCCCTTGAGTGATGAAATGTAATACGGTGATTTTGTTTCTATTCAAATCATACAGCATACCTTCTGCTGGTTGCCTGATAAACTCATCAAGGTTCACTTTTACAAGTTCATCAGGTGTAGCGAAAAAACAAATATTTCCTTTTTGTGCCTCCTGTTTCAATAATGCACACATCTCTTTCCCGTCCATAATTATTATCCCTCTCAAGCACTACTAACGTTCCGCTTCAGCAGTTTGAACCCACGCGCCACCGAAGCTTGTAATTTAGCAGCCAGATTTGAACCCACGCGGTCAAATCTGGCTGCAAGCGGTTGTTATGCAACGACCTTCAAGATTATTGCATTGACCATAGTACCGGAAACCTTAAACGCTCCTATTGGCAACTCAATAATCTCATAATCGTATCCACTAAGTTTATACCAAAAGTCAGTTGTCTTTTTGTCATGTCGAAACGTTACGCCGACAGACATCACAGAAACAAGAATACTGCCATCCTTCAGATGCATTAAAGCTTTTTCGACATGGGCGATGTCCTGTTGTCGTGTGAATGGAGGATTCATGATAATTCTGTCATAACCTACGCCGGAAAGATACTGCAAAAAGTCACCTTCATGCACCTGAAAACCTTTGCTTACAAGGACAGCAACATTTTCCGGCATCATTTCAACACACGTCACGTTATCGCCAACAATTTCGCGCAATGCTTCAGCGATATTCCCATGACCGGCAGAAGGTTCAAGACATTTATGCCCTACTTCAATTTCTGCTAATTCGATAAGTTGGTTGACAATAGGTTCCGGCGTTTCAAAAAACTGAAACTCTTGTTTCTTGCTAATAACTTCGCCGGTTAAAAGTACATCATCAATAGCGCCTGAAATATCAGACTCAAACACATGGGCCTTAAATTTCCGATTCCACTTTCCTCCGAGACACCCAAGAACCTTGTTTACATCCTGGTAAACCTTGCGGTCAAGCTGACGATTTGGCAGAAAAAATAAATTCCCGTCTGTTTTGCCTTCTTCGATTATATCTAAAATATGTTGTTCTATTTTCATGCGTTACCTCCAAACATAAGTTGCATAACGGCGAAATTTACGCGCCGGGCGCTTTTTCCGGTCGCGTACAATTTTTTGTTATGCGCCGCTATGATAAAGTTAACATTCTGGCATAATCGCTAAATTTCTTTATGCCGTATTCTTTCATTTTTGCCTCTACACGCTGCCACTGTTCCGGCGTGTAGCTTACTTGCTTTTTGATACTATGCTTAAATTCCGGCGGCTTCTGTGCGTTTTTATAGGTTCCGGGGCGCAAGCCTTGATTCCTGCCTGCGCCACCTCTCGTTTCTTTCTTCATGCTAATAACTCACTGAAAAAAGGATTTTCTTTTTTGTATTCGTCGAGTTCTTCCTGTGCCATCGCCTCGATTTGTTCTTTGAAGTCATCACGTTTTTGGATTAATACCACAACCTTTGGATCTTTCATCATTTCTTCGTAGCTCATACCTTGCGAGGCGTCTTCAATAGCCTGATTCATTGCAACTAATTCTTTCCGGTCAGCTTCTTCTTGTGTGTAATCTCTCATGATTTTTCTCCTTGTTTTGATTGTTTGTTTTACCTTGTTTCCGTCTTGTAATATACACAATAAGTCTTTTTGTTTAATTTGTCAAGTAGATTAAACAAAATAAATGAAACATTTTTGCCCCGTGTCTGATTTCGCCTGTATAACAGGAAAACAAGGAGAAACTTTTTTTTCAAGGAACTGCGCTGCCGCAAGGCGTATAACAATATAATTGTCACGACTTACTCGTGATAAAAATCACGTCTTGTGTGCCATTTAAATACCGGCAGTGCTATTTTGCATGACATTGTTGTCTTTCTGCTACCCACCTTTGAGGGTTCTCTTTCTCTGTTGGGTATGCATGAAGATCGCCAAAATCTTTGTCCAAATATCCACACATGTTTAGTCCTGTATATGACATTACCCATACAGCACCATCGAATCCTGGAGTGTCTTTTAGCGATCTTTCATAGTCTACGATACCTCGTAAAGTTGCAAGAGCAAGGTGTAACTTTTGTTCGTTTGTCATATATTTAGCCCTCGTCAAAATCGCTTTCATCGAATATTTTAGCCTCAATGTCAAGATATTGATCAGACTGATCTTCGCCAAGCACTTCTTGTAACAGTATTTTTGCATCGGTCAGAAAAGTATGACAAATACTAACTTCTTCTGCTGTCTCAATAGCCTGAATAGCAGCCTGAATTTTGGTAACTTGCTCGTTTGATAACATCGGCGTACGCTCCTATTTTTGATGTCGCTTTTCCTGAAGTTGTTTATTTTTGCGCTGGATAAGCGCAGCGAATTCGACACTGTCTGTTTGCTCTTGTAGTTCTTGCAGCCGCAATGTGTCCTTACATGCACGTTTCCTGGCTGTCTGTTGTTGTAGTCTGTTCAAACAATCTCTGACTGTCGTCTCTGGGTCCACAACCTCATCTACTTGCAGAAACAGTTCTGTGAGGTATGATTGGTAGTCTGCTGTGTGAAAGTGGTCTAAAACACGTGACTCGCACTCAGATGTTTCGTTAAACAGCAACACCTCAATTACTTTACGTGTGATTGTGTGCGAAAAAGTAGCTGGCCCAACATGTTTGACATATTTAATAAGCTGTTTGTCTTTCAACAGGGCTTTCACTAGAAAGCGCTCCAGAGGAGGAAGTGCGATCTCTGTCTTTACCGGAATTGTCACACGTGGCTTGCCGGTACGTGTCCCTTTACGAAATTCATCCAGAAGAGCTTTGTCCGCATCCGTTATTTGGAGCAACCCGGCAGTTTTACTGATCTGGGTATTGCGTTCTGGAATATTTTGAATTTTGACAATTGTCGCCAAGATTTTATTCGCGCAGGCGACACGTTGATCGGTACGCGAAAGATCGTATTGTGCCATGATATGACCACGGATAAAATCGAGCAGTGGGTGCGCCTGTGTGATACATTGCTTAAATTGGTCTACTCCCATTTCTCGAATCATCTTATCTGGGTCAATATCTTTTGGTAGAACAGCAGCCGTCACAGTAAACCCAGACTCAAGAAACAGATCGAGAGAACGCTGCACAGCAGTGATTCCGGCGTGATCGCCATCAAACATCAGAACAACATTGCGGGTATACCGCTGAAGTACACGTAAGTGCTGCTGTGTTAATGCCGTTCCCATTGTGGCAACGATATTTTGCACACCCAGACTAAAGGGCACAATCATGTCAAAATAACCTTCGACAATTACGACATACCCATGCTGGTGAATGGCTTGTTTTGCATGACTGAGTCCAAACAGTACCCGGTTTTTCTGAAAGATCGGTGATTCTGACGAGTTTACATATTTTAGGTCATCATTGACTGCTCTCCCGCCAAACGCGATCACCCGGCCGCGATCATCTGTGATTGGAATTATGATCCGATCACGAAACCGGTCATAGTATCCATTGCCATTTTTACGCTGTATTAGCAAGCCGCTTTCAAGAAGCAGATCGATCGGGTATTTGCTGGCAAAGTGTTTCTGTATATTCTCCCATGACGGGAGTGCATATCCTAGTGAAAATGACTGTGCCGCTGCCGCGCAGACCTCTCGTTGCCGAAGGCGCTCAGTAGCGTTATGATTGCTGACAAGTTGTGTTGTGAAATACTCGCTAACATCCTTGTGTAGCCGATACAGTTGATCTTTGTGTTCAATCTGCTGTGTGCCTTGTGTGCCTTGTGTGTCAGTATTGTCCGACATGTTGATACCGGCGCGTTTTGCCAACATACCGACAGATTCAGGAAACGAGCACTTTTCATGCTTTACAAGAAAAGAGAAGATATTTCCACCGACACCGCAGCCATAACAGTGAAAAATTTTCTTTTCAGGACTGACCACAAAGGACGGCGTTTTTTCCTGATGGAATGGGCACAGTCCCTTATAGTTTTTCCCGGACTTCGTCAATGCGACGTATTCTGAAATCACTTCGACAATGTCAGCTTGTTGTCTGATTTCAGTAAGCACCGTATCAGGAATACGTTTGTGAGTCAAACTATACCTCCTCAAGCGGAAAAATTGAGCCATATCGAAGCCACGTATTTATGTCTGAACATCTTCCTGCAACCCGCGCACCTCTTTGACGCAAGTCGATGCCCTTGTCACTATTTCCTGACGTCCTGCCAGTAACTACAAACCCATTAGAACGCTCAGAAAAAATGTAGGTATCGTCACACAGCAAAAGAATTGTGCCGTACGGGATTTTCCCATGAGTTTCTTTGTACTCTTTTGCAGACGGCATGTTCGCGCTCTCAATACTCCGGTTTCTACCGGCAATTCTGCCGTGTTCAAATTCCCAGTATTCCTGTGTGTCTTCTGGGTGCGGGTTTTTCGTCTGTTGACGAGCAAGTCCGCATTTAAACCCGCATTCCCAGGCTAATGTATGGGTTTGCTCTTTATCAAACAGAGCCGTCACAATGTACTGATCCTTTTTATGATAGACAACGACCATCTTTTGCCCACGTATCGTCATTCTATACAGGGCGGTGTTTCTATCTTTATGTGCCACAAGTTCAGCGTTTCCATTCGTAATCTGCCCGACCAATTGATTGTGCATCTTCATTGAAAGCTCGATGTCGAACCGACTCAAAAACACCTCTCGTGCCCTCTTTACTTTTTGTCTGATGTAGGGTTTCATACTATTCTCCAATGCTATGTTGAGGCGGGGATCCCAGCCTCAGTATTTGACCAATTCTAAACCTACTTGACCTCAGCGTCAATGTGAAAATTTTCTTTGGCGTACTTTTGCCCGTCCTGAGCATAGATCGTCATACTCAATGGAGCTTTTGAATTCAGTGGCGACTGAAATGAAAAGACAATTGTCACCTCATCATGGTAACATGGTTCTTCTGATTCATCAGCAGCGTTGTAGGCGTTTTTTTTGACAATCGCAGATGTTACCCCAGCAACACCTTTTCCGGTCGGGTACAAGCCAGTACCGCCACAATCGTGGCACGTGTATTCACCAGGATTCTGTTTAGTCGTCTCTTTGATATTCTCTTCCTTGAGTTCTTCAAGCGACCTGGTGTCATCATTAATTGAATCAAAAAACTCTTGCCTGCCCTCGTGAACCTTCAGGAATTCCATCACATCTTTCCCAATAATCCTGTCCGATACGTTGCGTGTTTTGCAGTCTTTAGTAAACGCCTGCTGTGTTTTCTCACTCCACTTTTTACGGGCCACATGTAATGCCGTAGTTGCTGACATATCGCCGGTCATAAGCCGTTGACGCAATTCCGGAACCAGCGCATCGAGTGACAGAGTCCGTTTAACAGCGCTCTGCTTTTTCCCGACCATTCTGGAGACTTCAGCAACCGTTCTGCCGGATTGAAGAAGGTTCTTATAAGCGAATAAGTCGCTTAGAACGTTCTCTTCACGGATTTTATTCTCAATGAGTCGAATCCAATCAAGTGGTGTGTTTTTCGGCCACACATTTGATCTGATACCGCCCCAATATGGTGATTCTTCTCCGAGTCGTTCGTTCAGGATTCTTGCAGACCATATGCGCCCTTGACCAGCAGCGACTTTGAAAAATTCACCATCTTCGTCTGGTTCAGCGACCGCAATGTCATTGATCAAAACGTATCGCATGCTTGTGACAAAATCTTCAGTTGGTGGCAACCGATGGAATTTATCATTTGGCTCAAATTGGTCGAGCAGAAGTATTCGCCGTTTTGGCCGTATTATCGGTTGATCAGGCAATTCCCAGAGTTCAGTTTGCTTTGGCTTGTCTTCGCCGTAATAGCGGAAAGTATTGAATGGATCTTTTGTATCATTGACCATGACCGGGCGCAAGTGTTTGATGCTGTCGAAGTGTCCATTGCTGTCTGGCGGAATTTCCAGCATCTCGTATGTCCCGGTATCATTGTCAATTTTCTGTATTTTGACACCAATAATGCCGCTTACTGTGTGTGCATCGGCGTTATAGGTGGTGTAAAAATCACCGGTTTTGAGAAAAACCGGATGGTCCCCGAACGTTTCTTTAATCAATGCGTGTATTTTGTGATTTGGTGTTTCTTGCATAATCTATTGATCGTATATATGTGCATGCAACACATACATACTTTCATGATTCTGTGTTATTAATTTCAGGCACGAACTTAATTTGACGTAAACCAACCATAACAGGTGCTTGCGTTTCGGCGTCAACCACAATTGCACGAACTCTGTTGTTTGATTGATGCCACTCCATAAAAAATCCTTTTCTTCTAGTGGTTGGATCTATTTCGCCGTATTTATTGACAGACGCATGTCTGCTATAGATGCAGTCACTTTTAAACGTGTTGTTTTGGTACATACTATGCCTCCGTTTCGAGAACTGGAATATCAGACTTTTCTCTGATTTTTTGAACAACCCGTCTTGATTCGGCCCCATATTCAGGGACCGAAATATTGGTAATCGGCAGCACCAAAAAAACCGCTTCGTTATACTCAAGTTCACAGTCTTCTGGAGATGCTGATCCAATGTATGTATGTCCTCCTTCTAATGTTCGTTCAACAGGACGCGGGAACAGATCGATAACATCTGTTTTCACATAAGGCACAGCATCGCGGATGTTTTGATACCAGCCGCCACTACAGCACAGTTCCGGAGTATTTTCTCGCATGTAATCCGGCATATGGGCCACAAGTTTTTTTTGACACTCCCACGTCTCAAATGTGTCTGTCATTCTACGAATCCACGCTTGTGAGTGACACAGCCAGATTTTGCTTTTGAACGGATCCAGCTTATCAAACGGAAAGTTTTCATGGGTTTTCCGAGACAACCCATGCGCCCTCACCTCCTCGATCATATCAGCAACCTGATATTGCATACCAACATGATCAAGGATGTGATATATGTCTTCGCCGGTGTTGGGATCTTTCTTTGTAAACAGCAGCATTCCGCGCTTTTTGAAGCTAAAGGGAATTTTTATTGGCGGGCATTTAATAAAGTAACTGATCGGGCGGCCATAAATTGACTTGCCGCAGCAGATGTAGGGAACTCCTCGAACACGTGTTCCGCATTGACGTATAACGCCAATGTTTTCATGCAAACATTCTGAATCCATGATAGCTCCTTTTTTTGGATAGCATTTACTCAATTACACACTTTCGACGATAATATGATCATTGCATATTTTCAAAAGGATGTCAAGAGTTTTTTTATAAAAACTCATTTTTTTATTGACAGACTTTGCAATTTTAGTTTATTATGGTTTTTATTAAAATATTATTCGCTTTTTATTCACCAGTTTACAAAATGGAGAAAAATATGACAACAGATGATGATGCAAAAAGACGCCCAGGAATCTCAATTTCCGAAGAGGCACACGAAAAACTTAAAGCACTTCAGTTTGCAACAGACTTTAAAGGGAAAAAGCTTAAAGAGATCGCCAGCGCAGCAGTTATAAAATTGTATGCTGATCTTCAAGGTGATATAGCAAAAAACGTGTCAGAATTATAATAACTTTATAATTCACCTATAACAACTATGTAAAAGCATAAAATATTTATGACACCTGACAAAACATCTCACAAAAGAGCATTCACTTTTATTGGTTTTTTTCTGACTGTCTTCATAGTTCTCATAGTTTCTGGAATCAAATCTATTGATTTTCCGTCACTTGGGGCGGCAGGAAAACTTACCATCAGCGATCAATTGCGTGAAGAACGCGATGCTGCAAAGTACCGCTATGAAATCGCCGTCATAGAAGACAAGGAGCACAGTATTCCGATATGGCGAACGATCAAATATACGTGCTACAGCCTTCTTTTTGTGTCTGGATCAATTGTTGCCCTATCTATCGGGTTTTCCTACAGTCGGCGGCTTTCTGTGTTCATCTTCAAGTTTGCAGAAGCAGAAATTCCCGTCCGCTATAAGGATCTGGAAAACGTCTCGCCAGGAAGTGCAAAAGACATGGCGATTGCCGCAAAGATTGAGGCGAAATCTCCGGAGAAAGCTATGGAAATTTATAGCCTCGTAGCTGAAAACAGTGTCCAGCAGCTTCGTGCCTTATCCACTGGGCGCATTCGTGAATTGAATCACATCAGACACGACAATCTTGAGGCCATCACAGAAGGTGTTATTGACATCGAACACGCCACACCACCGTTTTCAGAGCTTGTGCAATCTGGAGTTATTTCACCTGGACACCCACTCTGTTTTGGATACTCGAAGAATGAGCCACAGTATCGTAGTGTTAATGACCTTAAATCAATGGCTATAGCCGGATGGCAGGGAAGTGGCAAAACATTATCGTTCGCGTATATTGCATCGTCCTTGCTCCTGCAATATCCTGATAGTGTTGGCTACGTAGTTGATCCACATAAAAATCACCATGAAGGTCTTGGTTACATCTTGAAACCCCTGGAAGCAACGGGGCGTTTGATGATTATCAATCCGTTTGACTTACCGCATTTAATGCGTGCCCTTAATGCGGTTCTAGATGCGCGATTATCTGGGCTCATACCATCTGAGCCACTCGTGTTTGTTCTGTTCGATGAGATGAACAGGATTGGAAAGTCAGCCTCATTTTCAGACTACGTTGTCCCGTTCGCGGAACGCTGTACTGAAGAGACTCGAAAAGCCAATGTTGTTGCCTTTTTCGGATGCCATAAATGGCAGGCAAAATTTTTTAAAAACAGTGCGGCTTTCCGGCAGTCCATCCAATCATATCTCGTGCATAAGTCTAAACCATCACAGGCAGATTTTCTTATGGAAAATGCGTCAGCATCCGAAAGAAAACTTATTAAGGAACTTAAAAACCCTGGAGATGCGTTACTGGCAACATCGTGTGACATGGATCCGTCTAAGGTGTCGATGCCGCTTATTACAGAACATGATATTTTGGCGACCGCAGAAACGTTGAAACAGGCAAACGGACCAACACTAACGTGCAACACAGTGTTAAAAACCGCATATAACGCCGTTGCAAAAACAGCATCATGCAACACTGAAACGCCACGAAACGACAGTAGGAACAGCACGTCCGTTCCAGAAGTGTTGCAAGAAACGTTGCAACATGAAACGCCTGCTATTATGCCCGTTCCAGACGTTTCACTCGGCAAAGAAGCTGAACTTCAGCAACTTGTTGAGCAGTATCTTCAAACTGGTGGTATCACTGGCAACGAATTAGCCAGGAGAGCTAAGATTAATAGGAGTGCCGTAAGCCGTTTACGTAACAGTGGGGCGGCATCAGACAAGACAAAACAATCTCTGCTGGACCTTATTGCACCGCCTGAAACGGGGGCCGATGTGATTGTTCTGTCTGATCACAGAAAAAACTAATGGTCTTGCGCCATGTACTCAAGAAGTTCCAGGGTTACAGCCGTATCATTCTCTGCGCGATGTGCCACTGTTAAGGTAATGCCTGTTTCTCTACAGGCATTACCTAGAGAAATATTGCCCTTTCTCCACATAAATACACGCCGATATTCTTGAAACAGTTTCTTCGCACATTGCCACTTGCAAAGATCAGTATCCACACCAGCCGCAGCTATAAACCCTTTGTCAAAATGCACGTTGTATGCGAATACAATATCAATTTCCTTTAAGATTTCGTGTATTTTGGGAAGAAGATCGTGCATTTTAGGGGCATCCCTGACCATATGATCACGGATACCATGAATCTTAGAAACATCATCAGATATATGCACACAGGGGTTGACAAGTGTGGACAGAAGAGAGACTTTCCCTTTCCCAATGATCGAAATCTCCACAATTTTATGATAACGAGCATTCAGCCCGGTCGTTTCAACATCCAACACGGCAATCCGTTGTTTCAACATCTCTCGAACACGTTCTTTAATATTCTCCATTCTATTCCTCGTATAGACCTGATACTGTGATGTTTTCAACTAACATGATGATGTGGTACTGATCGAATTCAGGAAAGAGCAGATCACACACGATTTTCCTACAATCGCCGTGATAAATATGTCCAAACTTTGTTGAGAAAAATGGCTTAATCATCAGGTTTTTCCTCCTCGGTGTCAACAGAAGACGCCGTCCTTATGATGTTCGCAAAATCTTCCAGTAGTTGCGAATGCTCACGTATCACGGCAAGCATTGAATTCATGATGTCCAGTATGTTGACGACCAATAACGAAAGGACTGCCATAACAGCCCCGATTAAAAACCCGGTAATCCCAACGTCTACCCCAAACATCACGGCAATTCCGAGAACTGCGCCAAATATAAAATTTCGTTTACTAAAGATGGTCTTGTTCAAATTTCACCTCATAAGTAGCCAAAAAAATAATATTCACAAGCGGTGTGTCTGTAGGAATGACAACAGTTTTGTCTGACACATTCATCATGATCAAACGAATCGGACCAATATGGTTCGGAATATCAGCCCGAAGAATAACCATATCTTCTAATCCCAGTGTTTCTGCTGGTACTGCAATTCCGGTCAAGTCGTCGTCATACGAAATGGACACACCAGTTGCAAGCATATACGGTATCATCGGCACAAGCGTAAGATATTTTGTTGCTGCTATGGTAAGTTTGTTGTCTTTGACGACAGCCTCATCCTCATCGAGAAACGTCGTTTCAATACGGACAATGTGAGTGTCAGGTGTTTCTGCCTGATGTTCCTCTGGACATCTAAGGCATGTAAGTGTGTCAGGTGTTACATAGACGAGGCTGTTACACAGTGTCTCTGGATTCCTCATATACTCTGCGTATGTAGTGATGACCTTATAGCCACGATCATCAAGCATTTCTGTTGTGTCAAATTGATATGGGTCATCATCACACAACTCCATTATTTCGCCCAGTGTGATCGGAATTAAATTTTGCATAGTTTCAATGGCTGTGTGTCTGTGTGTATCGAAGCACACATTACCCACTCCAGCACCACAGCGCCCCATATTTTAACAGAGCACTGGATGGCTCAGTGAAAGCATCCTGCCATTAGAAGAAGACACACCGCGTCAATCTACGGTCAAGGCGTCAGACTTCCAAAGAATTTCGATTCTGCGGGAGCAGCCTCTTGCGTAGTAACCACCCGTTAAATCGGGAATCCCAGGTGCTTTAGCCCTGGGAGGATGTCAAGCTGTTCCCTCAATATTAATTTGGTTTCTGAAAGAAAATCTTTTGAATACGAATGTCCGCCAGACCATTCTCCGCAAGATCCACATTTACAGTATCCTGAAAATAGTGACCTGGTTCTTCTTGGCAGATAGTGCTGCCTGCATAGATCACAAATAAATATATCGCCGTTCGTAAAGCCATGCCCGTAATTTAGCTGCGTCATCACTACGCCAGTCGGCCGACCGAGATTGTTTTTTGTCACAGCCGCTCTAATTACTTGTTTTTCATCTGACTGGTGTATTGTTTTAAGACTAATTTTTAGAGAGGTAAAGAACTTGAGTACGTTTCCTCCCGGCGTAATTTCTACCCAGTTTGGTTCTTCATTCCATCTGGCGATATTTCTATATCGGAGTTGATTGACGATCACCACAGCGCACATGTTCTTACTTGCGGCTGCCAGAATTTTACAGATGCCTTGTCTCGCCAGTGTTCCATGAATACTAACAGTATCTCCCATATCGCCAATCTGTTCTTCTTTTGGCAGAAGAGCAGGAAATGAATCAACAACCAGCACACTAAGCCCACCAGATGCGATAAGTTTATAAGCCATGTCAAACGCCTGCTCAAACGTCTCCGGTTCAAGCAAAACCAGATCTTTTGTGTTGACGCCTAGTTGTGCTGCGTATCGTTCACTAAAACAATACTCAGCATTGATCAGCGCGGTTGCACCTCCGGATGCTTGCGCCGATCGGATAATCTGAAGTGCCATTGTTGACTTGCCGGTTGAAAAATCACCGGAAATCTCCGTGATTCTTCCGCCCGGGATTCCGTAAATCCCCGTCATCTGATCCAGCACGTGTGAGCCAGTTGAAATGACTGGGTGTGGTACGCCGTTCATGTGGACGCATCCGGACGGTCCGAATCGGCGTATAAGTTCAGTTGCTAGTTCTTTTCTTGTTGTGTGTTCATTACGAAGTTCGGTAGTATTCTCGCTCAAACTCTTCCTCCTCTCAGCAACAATGAATGTGTTGAGCTTCGCCATCAGCGTCTTTAATAACTCATGATTCTTTGTCACTAGCACCAGAACCCCAACCGCCGATTTCAACATTACGACCTTCAACGATTTCACGTCCCTCTTCTTCACTATTTGCCATAACTCGTGTAATGGCTGACACCGTAACTTCTGCTGAAAATATATATTCCTTCATGGCCACTCCTTTGTATTTACTAAAGCCTCATAACGCCCCATTCACATGGCGAAACAGAACGGGCAACGAACCCGGATGAACCGCCATGCCGTTCGCGAAAGCACAATGTCGAAACTACAGACTGCGGTTTCGCTCATTGTGCAATGGATTGTTATGCGGTGCATTCATAAGACTGAAAGAGCTTGTCTTCCGCTACCGCCAACCTGCTTGTGATTTCAGATAATTCTATATCAGAAATACCGTATTCGTCACCTGGCAAAACATCACATAAGATTTTTAATGCTGCTGAAACCTTTACTCGGTTTGCGGCTGAAATATATTCTTTCTCTGTCATATCACTTCAGTTATGCGTCTACTTCTAAGGCCGGTCTCTCCCGGCTTGTCACGGTGTCGATTTCGGCACAGTTCCTTGCAGCGTTGTGGCTCTGCGGGTATCGCCTTCACTCGTCCTGCTCATGCTCTGGCTGAGTCACCGTTTACACGCTTAGGAGTAGACGCATAACAATATTATTGTCACAAGTGAGTTGTGATAAAATATTACGTTCTTCCCTTACAACATTCTTTTGCAATGCGTACCGTATCACGTGGAAACCCCTTTTCTTCCATCCACTTGACAAGTCCTGGATAATCTTTGACCGGCTCACCTCTTTTGGGACCAAACGCAAACACGATTTCATTTGAAAACGGATCTAGTTCCAGCTTTCCGGCAACATCCACAGAATTACCTCGTGATAATTCAGAAAGCTCGCTGAGTGCGCTTGAAAGAAGCTGTGACGACTTTACTTGTGCCGCAAGCACCTTGATTGTTCCGAGATTGTCTGCACCAGCATCGTGAGCATCATCAAGCGGGCGACCATAATAGCGTTTGTAGACACATTCGAGTTTATGGGAGTTGATATGCCGCTCTAGCCTGATTACGTCGATAAGTTTTGCCTGCTCAACAACGTCCTGGTAGTTTTTTTCTGTGTTGTTGAATGCGCCCCATTTTTTTGCCTGATCAAGCTCTCTCATGAGGATCTGAATATCAAACGAATTAGAATTGTATCCCATCCAATAGGTGCCGCGTTCAAAAAACTCCAAAACCTCAAGTGCAACATCTGGAAATGTCGGAGCATCTGACACCATATCATCTGTAATGCCGTGTACATCCGTAGCTCTTGCGGCTATTGGAATGTCTGGGTTGATCAGATACTCGATTGACTCGGTACGGTCTGGGTAGATCAGTACGGCATGTAGTTGGACGATTCTGTCTTTCGCAATATCTGCCCCTGTGGTTTCAAGATCAAAGGACAGCACAGACTCGCCAGCCCCAAGATCAATAGCATTCCTGAATATCTCAGCAGTTTTTTCAAGCTCAGTTGTGGTGTCTTCGACAAGTGGCACATCTATATGGTAGTTGCCGTCAAAGATTATTTGATGAAAAGTAGCTGGCATCAAATCCGCAAATATTTTCGCATACCGGGCTGGAAGTTTTGCAACGTTCGCACAGATTCCATAAAGAGATTTGTACTGTTGGAGCAATGTGATGGCTCCTTTCTCCCCAATTCCTTTGATGCCAGGAAGAAATTTTCGATCCCCAGTCATGACGCGGAAATCACGAAACTCAGTGATGCCATATTCGTTGTGTGCGTCGTTTATACCGTAAAACTTCCCATTCGTAAACAGGAATACCTTGTCAGAAAGGAGTTGCAACGCCCTTATTTTTGAGGTTACGAGAACATGGTTTTCTTCCGGATGTGCGGCAATAAGTGATGCGGCAATATCGCCAAACACATACTCATTTGAATGGAATATATCGAGCAGCCCATCACTATCATAGACATCATTTTCAACATCGGCGCTCATCGTCTCTAATTCTTCGTCCAATTCAAACTCATGTGCCGAAATATCTATATCGGGAAACCGTGCTGTAATGGCATCGAGTGAGTAAAACACACACACACCATGCTCCATTGTTTCTTCATCCCTCTTAAGTTTTTTGTTGATGCCAAAAAATATGCCAAGGGGGTTGTTGTCGCCGTGATGGTTGCGCTCATATTCCTTTTTATGAGCTATGTAACGCATATCTAAAATAATCATATGGATACCTCATCTGTTGATTGTAACAACACGCCCCTAATCCAGACGACATTTAACACCTCGCCAAGACGGTTAAGGCTTTCTTCTGCCATCTGCTTGGCATAAGTTCTGTATTCCTGCTGCAAGTCAGTTTCTTTTTGTTCGAGGATATGCTGGATTAAATGGTGGGCGTTGTCATTACGTTTTGGGCTATTATTACCATACCGCATCCAGAGAACCCAAAGCAGTTTAACGTTGTCAGTGTCCACAAGATCACGACGTACAACGCGAGTATGACAGTTTAAGTTTGGGCGTCTGCCTTGTCCTGTACAGACATCTCTACAAAGCGCCGTGTTGGTGCTTATGCGTAAAACCTTCATTTTAAACCAGTCTTTCTTGACCAGTCCGTACACAAGCATTCCCGGTTCTATTTGGTTTCTTTCGTAAAGTACCTTGCCTGGGTATGTAATAAAATGTTTCATAATGCCGGTATACTGCCGGTGGTGGGGTATGCCTCCCACCACCGGCAGACAGTCATTAATAATACAGTGTGCAGCCTGTCATTATTACAATTAATGTGATGACAGATGCGATCCAAAACATGGCTCGTACAATTCGTGTTTTCATGTTCGCGTCCTCTTAATTCGTGTTATGTTCGTGACGATACTATCTCACCACAAACGCAATCTCCCTTCCAGGATCTCGCCCGCCATCTCAGTGCTTTCTGTTGGGAGGTTCGCGGCCCCGGACACCTTCACAACCAGTTCATCCTCTTTGTTATACCCAGCCTCCACCCGGATTCCAAAAGATGATTTGTTCATGGTACGCGCAATGTTCTCAATGATTTTCGGGACAAGCTCTTCAGCCTGAGCAATAACCATCTCCAAAACCTTATCCACATCACCTTTTTCATTGCCCGTTACGGATACGACACTGCCAGATGCATTTTCTTCATTCATGGTGTTGATTTAGCATGTCATAGATTGTGACTTGTCTAATATCGTCTTGCATGTTCATGTTTTGTAAAATAGCACCACACATTTCCATGCAGTGCCGACATAAACATGCAGTGCGGATTTGACTGATCACAGAAAATTTACATGCCCCTTCTTTCACTTTGTTGCCACAAACAGGAGGTCCGTTATCAATTGATACGTGGACCCACTTTCCTATTCGCAGGAACCGTATACGGTCCCTGTCTATTTGCAAGCGGCGCTCACAAATTTCATAAATTTCTTCCAGTGTGGTAAACATGTATTCCTATGAGGGTTGACGAAATTACTCTTTGTTTTCTTTGAAACTGATCTGTTTCGGATACGTAAGCCTGCACCACTCAACGGGTGTGCATGATGCTGCCGGAACAGTTATCAACATGTCATTGATTCGTATTCCAGTATTCCCATTTGAGCTACCGACAATTTTATAAATGCCGCCTGCTGGAATAGTCATGTCATTGGTAGCAAGATCCTCTGTGATCTCAATATACCCATAGGTTGTTTTTCCGTCAAGTAAGCTTCGTAATGCGGCAGATTCGGAATCCTTTGTAGTGTTGATCTCGATTCCTTCCACCCGAAACCCGACAGTTGCGCTTTGCCGTTTTTTTGCGTATTCGATGAAGTGTTTAACCTCTTCATCGATCTGAACAGCAGGAAATGTCACCTGCGCGACCACCCGTTTGTACAGATCCGGGGTCTGCGGCTTGAGGTTTGTTACACGGATTCCATCCATCTCATAATCCTGTGGCTTTTGGTTGAATATCTCAAGCTTGCCGTCTTTTGTGCCTGCTCTTGCACTCACCATAACGAGCGCTTCACCGCAACGCAAAAACCTGGACGTTCCTGCTCCGGCTTCGCCATGAGTGAGTACATAGTTGAGCAGGATTTCATCTTTTAAGACCTTCACGGTCTGATCGTGAAGTTTTGCTGACGCGTTAAGCTCTTTCTTTTCATCCGCAACGTGCTCTTTCTGTGCAAGTTCATCTGTGATGACTTTGATAAACTCAGGAATGACACGTTCCCCGGCTGCATCCAGATATTTCACGATGCTGGTTTTTGCTGCTTCAAATGTGCTTGCGTCACAGAGCCCAGCAACCAATTTTTTCAGTGTTGGTTTTTTTGGTGCATTCTTTTTAACTAACCGACCTTGTATCATTCGTGCAACCTCATTGTTTAATTAATAAAAGTGTTTGTTTTTGCTGATGATTTGGAGTATTGCATATCTAAAAAAGTTTGTCAAGAAAAAAGTACCTCTTTTTCAAGTTTTTTTTAAAAACGCATATATATAATAATGTAAGGGGAAAAGGAAAAAATATTTTTAGGAAACTTTTTTCTTGACAAACTTTCCACGCTCTGGTAATATCCCTATTTAGAAAGGAGATATTACTTTATGAAAAAATTTACAGTGCTCGTCCCTGCGGAAGTTACCGAAGATCAAGTAAGAGATGCGTTAGAGTTTGGTCAAGATCGACAAACTTTGCATAAACTCAGAGACACAAACCGGTTAAAAAGAGTCCAGGATGGCGTATATGCAATGCGTATCCCTATTGGGTTTGAAAAAAAATCAGACGGCACCATTAAGATAGATGACACGACGGCACCATTTGTAATTGCCATGTTCGCTATCCTTGCTGAGAGCAGACTCCGACCACATGAAACATACGGAAAGGTCTCGCTCCAGGACGTTCACAAGGCATACCTGCGAAGCATTGGAGAGACGAATAGAAAACATGACCCCGCCTATGTTCGGGCTGTTATAAACCGAAGAACATATATTGGAGAGATTCACTACAGGAAAAAACTCAGAGGAACCTGCCCGTCAATTATGCCAACCGTGTTGTTTGAATTGTGCCATGAAACATTCAGAATCAAACAAAAACCCATACAGAGAAACCCAACATTCAGACGCGCTAAAAATGACTTTGTGTACGAACAGTACGTAAGTTTCCTGAGAAATGCCGGTGTCGCTTTGAATATCTGGCGGACAACAGAAAACCAAGAAGTGAGCTATATGTCCGCTTTGGGGTTTGATCTACATGAATTGGCAAGCACATTATACACATTTTCTGCCGAGAAGTTAACCAGGAGAAAGCTGCAATGCCTTCAACAACACCGAAATTTGTCTTAGCATGGAACACGTCAACACATGCTGAGATACACCATGCGGTTATGTGTATGGCTAAGTTGAATAATCTTAAGCCAGAGACAATAACCTTTTGGAAGAGAGGTGAGCAGACGCGACCATATTCAGAAGTTGTACGTCCAGAAGAAGGGCACACAACTGAAGAACTGGTCAGCACCAGAACATCTACTGTTGGATCATTACCTATTTTTCCATATGATGAGTTTATCGTACATTTTTCTGGCGGTAAGTCCATCAAATTCATTACACCAGAATTGGATAAGGAGAACTATGATTAAACTAATGGGGCGATTAGGACAAGCACCAAGTCCTATGTGTATTGTTCACATGGGCGATAGAATAGAAAACGAACAGGGAAAACTTGTGCAAGATAAGTCATTTCGGAAAAACCCGCGTTTTGTCATCAAACAGTACGTTCCTGACCTCCGGTTCGGACAATCGCCCCCGATACACGAAGGGGTGTCCAAAGTGGCGATTGAGAAATTTGCCGGAGGAAATCCAGAAGAACTAAAGATGATTCCTGTCCGAATGTTATACAACACTCCGGAACAGACATTTCAGGTCAAAAAGATGAGTTCATGCGGATTTAAAAAGTTCAATTGTGTTCATAACAACCCGGTTGACTGCGGCGACGAAGATGATCCGCGATTGATCGATGTTGGATTAATTCAAGAAACAAAAACACCGACCGTTCCGATCATTACACGTCCGGGAATGCCGAAAGAATGGCATCACGGACATGTTGCACACAGAACTATCGGACGTGAACGGTTTGTTGTGCCATGTCCGGAAGATCCACATGACTGTCCGTTTGGACGTGAGTTGTCAGTAAACAAAAAGACAGGCAAACAAAACACCTGGAAAGATGGCAGTCCCACGTATGACTATTCCTGCAATATGACCGGGATTCTCCATGTCACAATCGAACACTGGTATCCATTGGCAGATGGGCACCTTCAGTTATGGCCGCATGGGTGGGATTCAATTAGAAATCTGTCTGATTTTCTGAACAAAGCACAATGGTTATGGGGTAAAATAGGACTCACGTTGCCTTTTATTGGAATGGAACTGTACGTAAAAAGGTCACTCGTTACAGATCCCAATGGCGACAAGAAACCTCAACCAGTCTTGTTTCTGAGATACGACAAGACCTTTTCCGAGATTCGACAAAAAGCACTCGGCACAGGCGAGTCAATTCTTCAGCTTGCTGCGGGCCGATTTGTCGCTTCTGAAGGTCCGCGACAAATACAGGCAGGGGAATATTCAATGCCTGAAGGACATCAAAACAATATCGTAACCCCTGCCCCCGAAAAAGAATATACACTGCATCCACCGGAGCAACCGCCAGCCAGCAGACAAAGTACAGGCAATGGTGATGAGATCAAGGGTGGGGATCTTGTGAAGCTGAAAAAGGCTGCAAAGGATGCCGGTGAACTTGACGCATTTGTTGCGGCGGCATCAAAGAAAGATCAACCTGCATTACGCGCATTATGGAACAAGCTTGTTATTGGAGAAACGGATGTCATTGAAACGACGGCGACTCCTGTAGAAGAAGATGGGAAGGGGAAACAACCGGCAGGCGATAAGGCTGAAACGAGAGACACTGATGCTGACAAGCTGTTTGATAGCCTCTGGAAGATCAATGAAAAATCTATGCTATTGCCGCCAAAAAGCACAGCAATAAAAGACATTCTTCTATTGGACAAGGACTATGCAAAGCCCTCTAAATTGCCAGAAGATCACCATGCAAACTTTTCAGATGAGATGGACATGCTTGCCACGTTTATAGAAAACGGAGGAACACTCGAAACTGCGGCTGATATTACAGGGGTCGAAGAGTTTAAATCTCTGGGGTGGTTTGGAGCAACGTTCCGGGATAAACGTGAACTCGCAGTAAACACACTCATAGACAAAAGTTCGGCATAGAGTCGTCAAGTTCCTGTGGATACCGCCGTATGGTCCGGACTATACGGCGGTATTTCTGCATATCCATGTCACCTAAAACTAAAACGCTGTGCCATACATTTCTGTCAAGAGACTTATGGAGTGGATCCGTCCACACCACCCTTATAAAACACGTGGGCTACGATGCCGGAAATGTTTTAATGTTTCTGATTGAATGTAGCCGTAAAAACGGGGCTGATGATATGATCACATGTCCTGTGTGGCTGCTAGAAAAACACACATTTCTTAATCCACACCGGCAGAGAACTGCCATAAAACTCCTCTCAGAAAATCATCTTATCCGCGTTGAGTATAGGGGGCGCAAAAAAGAACGCTATATCGAAATAATGTATACCGCTGTTATTCTCATGATCATTCCTGGAGAGGTTCTTACACATTCACCCGACATTACATTTGATGCATTCGTGCGTACCAACAACACAAACGGACACGACGGAATTCTTTCTATATGTGCAGACCTTTCTGGGGTTTCATCGGCACAGCTTACGGACTGTCTTAAAAAATACAACACGACCCATAAACAGTTATTTTTTGCTGTGTTTCACGGCAAAATGAATGGAATACGGCACCCTATACAGTGGTTCGAGAAATCGTCTGTATTTGACGATACCGGAACGTTCACACAAGGTCAGTACCCTGACGATTTTAAGCTTGTTAAGTGGTTTCTGACGATTTCTGATGACGATAAAGCCGTTGTTGAACGTGAACATAAATTTTCTGACAGTCTGGTACATCACACTAAATATTTATTCAATTTGAAAGGGATCTGGGATCATGCCGTCAAGAAAGCAAAAATCACCAAAACCACAGGGCGCTAAAGACCTAGTCAAAAAAAGTTTAGAGCAGACCGATCCGCATTCGTTTGAAGCGGAGCAGTGTGTTCTTGGCGCGATCATCATAGATAATGGGGCAATGCATGAGGTGCTTAAAGAAAAAGTTGCCGACATGTTTTATATGAAACAACACTCCACGATTTTTAACGCAATTCGGCATGTTATCGAGAATGGAGATGTTGCTGATCTTATCACTGTAGGTGACAGACTAAAGGCCACAAAAGAACTCGATGAAATAGGCGGTCCTGCTTACCTGAGCACACTTATTGATGCCGTTCCAAGCTCAGCAAACATTACATCCCACATAAAGCTGGTTAAGAAAAAATGGGTATCGCGTGAGGTGCTGCATGTGTCAACAGAAGCCGCGCTTGCGTGTTATGATGAGTCTCATGGCGATCCGGAATCGGTTATGTCGGCACTCCAACAAAAGCTCATTACGATCCAATTCCGGACGCAGTCATCAGTCGTTTCTAATGCGAATGAAATTGTTGATTTGGGAGAAGCGGCGCTTGATGAGTTTTATGAGTCAAAAGGGAAAATTACAGGACTACCAGCTGGCCTTCGTGAAGTCGATGAACTCGTGTGGGGGTATCAACCATCTGACTTTGTCATCGTTGGCGCACGTCCGTCAATGGGGAAAACGGCGCTTGGACTACTCATGTTATTGTCACAGACTAAGTCTGGATTTCCTGCGGCTTACTTTACGCCTGAGATGTCAAAAACACAACTCTCCATACGTATGATATGTATGGAGAATAGAATTAACGCGCTCGATGTTAGAAGGGGCATAATCAATCCAGAACCTCTCAAAGAACAGGCAAACCGTATGCTCAGAACACTACCTCTGTATATTGATGATACCCCTGGTTTGCTTTTACACCAAGCCAGAGCAAAAACAATCGCTCTTGTCTCTCAATATGGCATAAAGGTTGCGTTTTTTGATTACATGCAACTCATGAAAACAGGAACAAGTGCTGACGAAAAAGAACGAACAAAACTTACTGAGATCGGGTACGGACTCAAGGCATTGGCAAAAGAACTCGATATAACCGTAGTCGGATTATCACAATTGTCAAGGGCTGTCGAACAAACAAAATCACGCAGACCGGAAATGCAGCACCTCCGTGAAAGCGGCGCGTTGGATGATGCAGCAGATGTTATCCACTTGATCTACAGACCAGAGAGGTATGGGTTGTTGGAATCTCGAAAAGGGCAGGCTGAAATTATCACATGTAAGTCCAGAAACGGAGCAGTCGGAAGTTGCTGGGCAGAATTTATTGAAGACTACACGTTATTCAGAAATTTACACAAGGACATACCGCCATCACCTGCAATGCAGGCAGATGAAGAATACTTTGCTCGCGCACATGTTGGCAATGGTGATGCTCCGCCTCATCCTGCTGAAATGCCAAAAGATGATGACCATTGGGAATATTCACAAAAATCTATGTTTTAGGAGGCTACACTATGTCACTCACACGACATGATCTTGTCGATTATTTATATCAGAAACATGACCAACGTCTAACAAAAACACTTATTGATGACATGGTTGTTGACATCTTTGCGTTTATACGAGATACTGTATTGAAGAAAGGAAAAGTGCTAAGGCTAAGAAGGTTTGGAAGGTTTGTAAAAAAAACGTCAACACGTGAAACAGGCACAATATCAAGAATAGCATATGTGCCTTCAAGAACGTATTGTCGAACTACAACAAAGGAGTAACGTTATGCAGTCACGCGGTATCAAGGAGATGGTAGGATCTATCTCTCCGATCATATCGGCCGTCATGACGGCCATTAATCGGTTAAAAGAAAACCCAGAAGCGTTTCAAGAAGCCATGGAGACGGCAAAATCAGCCATCGGAATTATCAAAGAAGGCTCGAAGAGAGTTTCTGAAGGGGCAGAAGAGTTACTGCTTGCAGGGTATCTTTTAAACAAGGCATCGGCAGGACTGTTTTCAAAAAGCCGCAAAATGGTAAAGCCAATTGCTGAAAATCATGTGGTCGATCTTGAAACGGCTGAACAGTTTGTCCAGCACAGCATTAACATTTGACTTTTTTCCTTGTCCTGTGTATAGTAGCCACAAACGAATCATGGTTACAGGTACACTTACATAAAGGAGAAAAAGACATGTTATATACAGAAGCGGAAACAGCTACAGTCAAAAGGTTGGCATCTACGCCAACTCCGTCTTATGTTGCGCCAAGCCCCGGAATCGTTGGGCTTGATCAACACATGAAAAGACAGGCTCCCGCCATTGTTGTTGTAAAAGGCAAGTCCAGTGCTGAACATGTTCAGGATGACATGGGCCTGTATTACAACGGTATTTTTGGCGACAAGGACGTGGCGCATGGTGCCTTGGAGGGGGCGCAAACCAAATTAGCTGCGGCGACCGTGGCTGATACATCGACAACAATCAATGTTGATGAAGATACGGATGAATACGGAAATGCCCTGTTTGAAGCTGGTATGATGGTTTTAATCGTCTCGGCTCTTCCGGAGACAATTTACAAACACCATCAGGACGAGGTTATAGTAGACTGTGTAGAAATTGGTGCAGCCTACGTGTATGGAACAACCCCAAAAACAGCAGTGCCGATTATTGGGTTTGGAACGGCTGGCGCAATTGGAAAAGCGCTTGCTCTAGGTGCATTCGTTCAGCCAATAAGAGCATTCCCATCTTCATTGGGAAATAACGGCGGTGTTGGTGTATTGCCGTCGTATGAACGGCCTCTTGCAGTCAGCGGATTAACCGCCACGACAGCCACGACTGCTCAAGTCGATACGATAGAATGGACTCAGCACACAGAATTGCGAAGTGCTGGCTATGTGGTTGGTGGCTTTGACGTGTATATTTTCAAACACGGTCAGGGTGTTTGTGTGAGTGGTCCGCCAACTGGCATAAAACCACACTTTATCCCAAGTCTTGAGAATACCTATCCGGTTCCGGCAAGTTCAAAACATACTGTTTCAAACGAAACAGACTATTTTGACCAAAGCACGAATGCGCTGACGACAATTGACAATGGTGTTTTCTATATTGTTGTCGTGGCACGAACAATGACTGATTCCGGAGAACGGGTAAGATACAGCCCAATCGCTACAGCAACAGTGACAGTGCCATCATAAAATTAGGATGGATTCGTAAGGTTGTCTGGGGCATAGTGCTGGAGGGAAATTTGAGTAACTTGGCCTATGCTCCCGTCTAACTCAACCGGCTCAAGTTCGCCAAACTCGGACAGGAAAAACTCGATTTCTTCGCCGTTATGAGTATAGAATGCAGATGGTACTAAACCAAGTTGTGTGTCAATATCGTCAATGCTTGCACTCGACATAAAGGTTGCCCATTCTGACTCGCTGATCGTGTCTGAGACGTTGATAAATGGAATTCTGTTCAGGCGAAATGCATCATGAACTTGTTCCATTGACTTTTTAAGCCAGATATGGGTGCCAGCATCATTGATGTTCTTGTGGGTGACATGGAAGGTCACAATACTTTCCTGCGCCGGACTTGCAAATAACATACGGATATACACATAGCCGTATCGATCAAGTCCTACAAGCCGTTGCTGCAATACAGGAGAAAGCAACACGCTATCATGAATAAAGACATCAAAGTCGAATGACTGAGACTCGATGAACTTAAAGAGAGACATCCACAGGTTGAAATGTGAATTTGTGACCATGTTGTACCCCCTATATGGAAGAAACGGCAGATTTACACGAGTATTTATTAGCCAACACTACGCATGATGAAGGAATAGACGGATTTTGTCAAGAATTCGAGGAGCTTCCTGAGTGTCAGTCCTTTGACATCAGCGACTCGGCTACGTTGTTGCAACTCAACGGTTCTCTTGAGCCGTTGGCGCATATGGTCGAGCACGGAATTATTACCATTGTCAGTGATGTTATTGATGTGGCAAAGCATTTCCCTTTAAAAGATGCCAAAGAAACCAGCGTGGTTGTTATACACGTCGAAAAAACCGGAAAATCGATCACCGTAACACAGGATATTTATAATACATCGTGTGGAATAGCCAATAGAATGGCATGTGAGGGAGTTGTTGATAATGGCGAGGTATCGTTTTTATGATTGCACAGGTTTATGCCGCAGCCGCCAGACATAAGGGAGAATCGTCATGCACTGTAATGGTCCCTGTTGTCCCTGGCTCAATAACGGAAGCTGAAAAATTAGGTGCATCTCCTGGGTTCACAACAACAGCAGATGTGCCATGCATAAAGGGCTCTCGTTCCCGGATCCGGGAAACCAGTGACTCGGGCGCACGCTTTGTCTCAACTTTTCGGCTGCTGCTTCATACAGATCCGTCAATCACGATCACGCTGTCCTCTAAAATCGTCTTTGTAGGCAAAACATACACACTGCTAGACGAAGATCACGATCCGGACATGTCTTATTGGGCTCTCCGAGTGAAGGATGAATGATGGATCATGACGTTATCACAACAAATTTCCCATTCAACTATGCTTCCGTTTCAGCCTCTTATGGAATAGGGCAGCTCTGCCCTATTTTCACCATTGTTATGCCGCCGCTAGAAACGCAAGTAGGCGGCGTACTCAACCCGTATACGCTAGAACACGCCTGGGATAGTTCAAAAGACATAGAAGATCAACTCACAGGTGATGTAACGTTCACGATCTTTAATATGACGTGGACGTGTAGCGTCACAAGTGCATCTGTCTCCGTCTCTCCAGACGGGTTTTCAAAAACAATCGAATTTACGCCACAAGCAATGGTAGAGCAAGTGTATCCTGGATTCGGGCAGGATATTTTTTTCTATTCAATGCCGTTGTGGATATTCAACAGGGTTGAGCGTGATCTTGATTTTGATAAAATTGAGGCACATTTTAAGGAATCGGATGACTTCCCAACGAACGGATTTACCCGCGAGGAAATCATCAAAATTATTTCCACTTATGCCGGAAAAGAGTACATCGTATCTATGCCGATCTGCCATGTTTCTGAAAAAACGGTCGTGTATGTTGCCGGAACACCCTATGTGAAATTCATCGAAGATTTATTACTCCCAAACCTTGATCACATCTTCTTTATCTCAGATGACTCGTGTATTATCAGCACTATCATTCCACCTGAACAAACAGAATCGTATCCTGAGTTTTCAGGAGAATCAGGGGCCTTTTCAGTTCAGCGAAAAATGCGCCCAGCGTATGACTCTCTACACTTTACAGGGGCAGATGGCAGGCCTGTTCTTGAAGATTATGGGCTTGATGGTGTTACCTATCAAACACCTGACCAAATAGAGATCGGTGAATGGCATCAAGAAAACGACACAAGAGGTGGACTATCGGTTGTTATCGAGTCACGTGAAACAACCCAACTCGATCCATTTGGAGATCCGTTCTGTATCAAAAAATATGAAGAGTTCGTAACCGCAGAGGTACCGAAAAGAGAAGATCCGGAAACAACGGTAGAGATGCAGTTTGAGGAAACTACAACAACCTATACATATGAAAATGATCAATCGCTCTACTATGAAGCTCCGAGACTTTTAAAATCTACAACCGAAACGTCTGGATATGGCTACTTGATCTACAGTGGCTATCACAGCACGCAAGTTGGAGTTTCGTATTTTCTTACAGATGCGCTGGTCATTATTACGTCAACAGAATACGATGAACTAGACACAAAGCCTGATATTTTTCTCTCCGCGTGTTTCTACAATGCCGATCTTTTGGCAACGAGCGTACATGAGATGTCCTATATTTCTCCATCAGCCGCCTCAATGTCGCGTTATCTCATCGAGGGATCTATTATTGAGGACCGCGAGAACATCCAGAAATATGGATCTTCAGTCTTTGCAAGAATATCTGTGGTTGACGGCGAAATAACCACAAGCAGAACTCGTAATCTGGGGTGGTTCCCAATCGATCAGCCTCCTCAAGATGTACTGTCAAACATTGCAGTACAGTTGCAAGACGTTTCGACTATTACGTATGTCACAGTGAGCAATTCGCTTGCTGATTTTTCATACAACAAAACATCATACCGGCGTCTTAGTTCAGGCATGTTTGATGCCATGCTGGAGCATGGTGAGTACAACCAACAGACCAGAACACTCGATGTGCAAAAAACGAGAAACAGCATCCCTGGTGAAACCATTCCGGCATCACCGACAACGTTCAGGAAACAACGTGTCCAGAAAAAGACTGGCAATTTCGGAGAAAAGCAGACAATTACAAGCACACAGGTGTCAATTCCGACTGCGAACAGAATTGACTTTGAAGAAATATCGCTTATGCTAGAACATAAGCTTATGAACGAATTTGAGCCGATCACCTATGATAGTGTTGATAAAGATGATTTTGTATTTCCAGGCTATCCATTCAGAGATCGTACTGCAGTTGGGTTTGTGGTTGCATGGTCGCCTATCAGTGGCTACGAGATAGCAATAACGGCGAAATAAATGAAACGATACATACTTGCACGACAGCGAAGAGTTCCAAAGTTGCTGTCTGCGAAAAGGATAAACAGGAGTTTTCTTGCAAGTATCAGGGCAACTAAGCTCTCCACAATAAATAAGCAGGTGACACGATTTTCTGTTTCCCGAACTGCACAGGCGCTCATTAGCGATGGTGATTTGCGAACAATGCTAAATTTTAAAGGACGGCAACGGGCATATATTCATTCAAATAAGGGGTTTTCGGTTCTGTGAAACTTCAACAATATACCGGACAGTTTAAGTTTTTGTTGATAGGCACTGGCGATACAACTGTCTTTGAGAATGTCACAATGCAGATTGATGCAAATTGCACAATCGACATTATCGGGCTGAGTGCTTCGTTTGACCTGAGTGGAACACCATATGCTTTTCCGTGTTCTGATTCGGCTTTTCTCACGGATCAAGTTGGCACATTAACTGTGATCGTACCATCTGTTGTTGTTGGCTATGCTAAGTACAAAACAGTCGCATACCACATATACGATTCTAAGCTTGGCGATAGAATTCTTTTTGGTCGGCTTGGCATGACAGAAGGTATGGTACTGCCAATCCAGTTGCCTGTTTTTGAGGTGTTCTCATTGGTCGGCTTGGTGTCAAGCACTGAGTTGAATGTTGGGAGTCCGCGAAAAGGTGTGTACACATGACATTTACAGACATTAAATCACTATATGATCTTCCCACTTCAGGGAACACAAATGAGGAGCAGCATTATGTGCCGCAATCATCACCATATGAGTTTGTGCTTGAGCGGACGCCACAAGTGTCAAGCAGCGCGCTAAACCTATGGGTTGATGTGAGTACGGCGCAAGGTTATGTCGAAGCCTGGGTATGGAATGATCCGGATTGGGATGTGCTCACACTCGTTGATGCGGCTCCGGCGAATGCAACGCAGTTTGCGCTTCAGTGCAGAGATACGCATTATGTGAACTCTGGACGGGTGCAATTTCATTCTTCGCTGGCCGGAGAACTTATTAAAGTCTCATTTGACTGTTATGCGACACCAATGGACTCGCCGATGTTTACTGAAGTACATGATCATGTCCAACGGCTTGAAGAGTTTATTCACTTGGCTCCGTTTTCGAGCAGCACCTATAGCGGCGGTCGATTTGACGGTACTGTAGGGGATGATTTGAATGTGTACTTGTCTGAATCACACTTTCAACTCGACATTCCCCCGCTCCGACAAACCTATGATGGTGAAACAATAGATTTTTCATCTGGTGACACCGAGATTACTTTTTCGCTGACAGATGGATACAAAAATGTTGCCGTTTATTTATCTCCTGTATACAGTGCAGGACCAGGAACATATTCGCTCGATGTGGTGATTTCACAAGGCACTGAACAAGCCTCACCTGACAACGTTCCGGATCCACCGGAAATTGCAGGTCTACGTGTGTTTACGATAAAGGCGCGTGTGATTAGTAGTGTTGTACAACCGATCACACAAGCCATGATTACACAGGCCATCGCCATTCAGCAGAAACCGGCGATTTTTGTTTTGTCGTTTCTCTATGACGGGACACTCATTGTAGATGAGCCGCTTGATCGTGTAAATGGTCCTGGATTTATCTGCACACTTATTGGTGTCTCTATCGTAGGCGAGGTGTTAGGAACCAGCGGTTCAACAATTATCAACATTGTGCAATACGACACAGACGATCAAGTCGGAACAGACCTGTTTGATGCTGATGTTGATAAGCCGACACTCGAATATGATGACACAATTTATGTGCCGCAATATTCTGATATGTTACAGGCAGAGCAAGATATGCTTCAAGTCACAGCGACACAATCGTTTCAGCCATTTATTCAGCAAGTTGCTGGCGGCACTGTTCAGAACGTCCGTGTAAACATGTACTTTTCGTATTGAAAGAAAACAATGGCACAAGAAAATGACAAGCCGATTATATGGGGATACCGCTGCAAAGGATGTCGTGAAAACTCAGAGTTTTGGTTTGATGTTGATGGCTATAACAAACTAGAACAGTTCATAGTGTTCTACAAAGTAATGAGAAATGCCGGTCTTTCGTCAATAGAGATTTATCCAAAAGATGACGGGTGGGCGGCTGAAAAAATGCTTGCGTTTTTAGACCAGCACAAAACCCACGTGGTTCACATTACAAACTCTGAAGGAGACCTTCATAAACCACGTGAGATGCATACGTTTCTTGACGTATGTGTAAAAAGAATTACCCTTGAAAACGGCATCGCACTTTCAGTGAAGGAATGGTCAGCACAAGATAGAGCCAGGTTATATTTCAGAATAAAATTTCTTGATAACAAACCATATAAAATACTGTGTTGGGATCTTAACGCTCACGCCTGGAGGGCTACAAGATGTCAATACAAGCCAGAATCAAAAAAAGACCTTAAGGATATGTATAACACTATAAAACAGCACTTTTCAAAAGAAATGGGTCTATCCGATGACACAATACTCACGCCTGACAAAATAGCTCCCTACCCCTGGTGAAAATATGCTACATGCATTTTTTTCTTGACATCTCTGCCCATATATGCCATAGTCCTTGACCAAACAATCAACCTGCTTTTGGAGTCGTGCAGTTATATGGGCACCGTAGAAAAACTGATTCAAATTAAGCAAGAAACGGGATGGACACAGGGAAAGCTTGCAACACTTCTTGACCTCGATCAAAGCCAAGTTTCTCGGTTTTTGAATGAGAAAACCACAATGACTCGCCGTGTTAAGCAAGCCATTTGTGATCTCTATGATCGAGTTGTTTTGAGGAAAGTGCTGATCTATGCGGAAAAAGGTGTTGGGATCGCCATAATTGAAAAAAGAAAAAATGGAGCGATGGGTCTGCATTATGATCGTCTGACCACAAAAGAAGTTGAGCTTGTGGAACGTGCGTCAAGCCACTGCGATCCGGTTAATGGCGGCAATATTAAATCGTGTAAAAAAATACTTGAGGCCGCTGGATTTGAGGTGCTGTGTAATATATCGATCACGGCAAAACAGACTAAAAGCATCATTGTTAAAGACATAGTTGGCCGATTTGATGATGATGTTCTGACGGTTTTGGAGCACGATCCATTACCGGGAATGATTAATCTTAGAGGGACTAAGCCGTTGTCGATTGAATGGCTGCTTAAAAAGATTGCAGATGCAGGGCTAAATTACATTAAAATACGTTATTTTGGGGTTGAGATGACGCTAAGTAGAGCGGCCTATAAGGAGTTTTCAAAAAATCCCAGACTCTACACAATTCAATCGGTGTATGATCGGCTACATTGATTACAACTATGCCATACAATGCATAACTTAGAATTCTTTAATACTGAAAAGCGAAAAGAATGTCTTGTCAGAATAGTGTCTGCACGAGGGATCATTGAAGATATTAGACATGGGGTTGATTTCGTAGGGCATGTAATAATTTTTACATATGCATTAAGAGAAAATTGCATCCCTGATGATTTAATAAAAGCAGCAGATGAGATAATTGCCCATATCTATGATGATCTTCAAAAACCTGATTGGGTATTCACAATCAGATGAGCTATAAAGGAAGGGTGACAATGCGTTTCAATAGTGGGGAATCTCAGTGACAATTATCGAGATTGACAATGCAGCGGATATTGCCACAAAACTACTTAATGACGGGCTTGAGGCGGCTGGATACGGAAAATACAAGACAAAAATCAGCCACGCCATGGCGAGTAAGCTGATCATTGCACTCGCCATAGAAACGCCGAAATGTGAAGAATGTCATAAAGACCAGTTGATGATCTTCAACAATTGTGGCGATCAATCTATCTACAGATGCCCGGTATGTGGAGGGATTGTTGACTTTGAACTATGGCTAACTGGGATACGTACAAAATCTGTTCTTGCCGAGCACCATCACTCAAATTCGGTGTAGTGCTGTCCATCTGACACCAAGAATATCCCGTCTTGCAACCGGGCACAGAGTTCAAGGAAGGTGAGTGAAAACCATGCCACCGGATCCTTTGGCAGCCGAAGATTCCCTGAAATATCATCAAATTCTCGGCCATCCTGCGTATACAACACTGTCCTGTTATTAAGCGTTCTAATCCCTTCCCAGAGATGCATACTTTCAATTTCAGTACTGGCCTGTACTTTTGCGACTTCCATATCTGGGCAATCCACTTCATCCCTAAAAATCAGTGGCACTTCTGGAAATGTCACCTGCATAACAAGACGAGATTCCTCTGTCGCCATGACGATGACCTCTATCATTAAGATTTCATCTGCCTGGGCGCATGTTCCAAGATGCCCAAATAATCCGGCAATTGCAATGATCATACAAATCAGCACTCGGCGTGCCGTAACTGCTAATGTAACAAGTTTCATAATGGTTTCCCTTGACGTTTGGCAATGAGAATCTTGTGTGCAATCACTGAGTCATTACTGCACAGACCACACTGCCAATTATCCCAATACTTTTTATCGCCCTCATAGTCCTGCTTGCTGATGTCAAAAGACGCCTGGATGCCACAACTACTACATAATGGAGTATATTCATCTGACAAAGCTGTGATCTGTATGACACCCACATCAAAATGCGCCAAAGGGACAATGCACGTGACCGGACTCTAACCGGCAAGACCGCATCGAGTTGACACGGATGTCTGACATTGCATCACACGAAAAACTGCCCCAGTGACGACTATTCCTGATCTGCGCTAATCTCTAAAATCCGCTGTCCAAGCCACTTCACAAAGTTATGCTTACTCTTTGACTGTGTCCATTCATAAAGTAGTTTTTGGTTGTAATGTGTGTTCGCTCCATAATGACAAATCGCCAATTCCAGCGCGTACTTGTATGCGGACATGGCTTTTTTGACAGACGGTTTATAATCCAAGTCTATCTTATTTTTGTCAAGAATATCGTCAGCAATGGCAGCATATCCGAACACAACACGGTCCCACGATTCGCGCACTGCGGTAACAAGAATCCCCAAACTTTTCAGCGTGGCGGTACTGTTCTCGTTACATGCAGTAGTGACGGTATCCATAAACGCCATCACATTGTCTATATCTGCATCTGTAGCACGATGGAACGATGCTTTGTCTGGGTTTTTTTTCATGTCTTTAAGAATTGCATATTTCCAGAGGGATGTCAAGAAAAAAATGAGTATAGCATATTTTTTTTCAACCAGGTGAACGCACGTGAATTACTCAGATTGTAGCAAGGTAGGACATTTTGCCTTGCATGTGCATGTAAAGTAAGTAGTTATATGATCTCTCCCCTTCTAAAATGCCCGCGTAAAAAGTGCGTTTACGGTTCACGTTAGTTCACCCCGTGAACTAACGTGAATTACTCAGCACTTTGATGAGTGCGGACATTTTGCCTTGCAACCTCCTGTGGATTAGTAGCTTACACGATCTTTCAACACCCAAATATCCTCTTAAAAATCCCCTTTTACAGTCGATGTAAGTTCACGTCTCCTCCTCCTCCTCATCTTCCTCCTCAGATCAATGTTCACGTGCGTTCACCTTCGATTTTTTCGACCCCCTGATAGTGGGGGATCCCAGGATCGAAAATGTCCGTCACGGTTCACGTTAGTTCACCTAACTTCTCATGTAATTCACGTGCGTTCACCTTCGATTTTTTAGATCCCTTAATAGCAGTCAATCCCAGGATCGAAAATGTCCGTCACGGTTCACGTTAGTTCACCTAAACCGTTTTTATTACGTGCATGGCTATGCACATATTTCCAGCTATACCGCCTAATAGCAGTCAACTTCAGGTTTTTCACTAAAAACAGCATTCTTCGCATCATATTTGAGTAATTCACGTGCGTTCACCTTCGATTTTTTAGATCCCCTGATAGTGGGGGATCCCAGGATCGGAAATGTCCGCCACGGTTGACGTGCGTTCACCTGCGTCAGTTTTTGCGATTTAACAGCACTTTTCTACTCCTGAAAACGCCCGTATAGTCGTAAAAGTCAGGACATCAACAATTGAGCATAGCAGCATATTTCCCGCGATCAGTTGCCTAAATCTTGCATGTACCGAGGTCAAAAATCCATCTTCAGGAACCTGTTTTGGTACATGAGAGATCCTACAATCCATTATTTCATAAATACTTGCAAGTCAAAATGTCCGCACTACCCATAAAGAAATCTGAGTAATTCACGTGCGTTCACCCCCCCCCTCCACAACTCACAAAACCCAAAACCTCGAAATTTCCGTTCTAAGCAGAGCGCGTGTCAACCCGTACGGGAACACGGATTTCTAAAGAAGTCTTTAGCAGCATACTGCTGGCGTCCTGTGAC